AGACGAAGCTAACACCGTGTTTCTGTTGGGTTGCAACGACTTGCCCTATACGGCTAAAGCTCAAAAGGACTGGCAAATCGAGCAAGAGCATAACCTGCTGTATGTCGCTCTAACCCGCGCTAAGCAGTCGCTCTACTTAGTGCCACTCCACAAAGATCCGTCAAGAGTGGATGAGTTTGTTCGTCATCAGTACGGCGGTTTAGAGATTGAACCGGTGCCGTTTGTGCCATCTCTGCCGCCGGCAACGACTGATCCCGATTTCTACCCTGGCGATCGCGTCACCGTCTACCAGTACTCCGACCCCACCGTTACCCTGTCCGATCGCGCTCGTCTCCGCAGTGCCAGCGCTAATCCTTGGCAGCTTCCACCTGAAAGGCAGCAGTGGCGCAAGCTTCGGCTTTGGGGTGATTGGCCAATCATTGTTCTCTCAACCGCGGGCGATCGAGTGTTTGTCACCAGTCCTCACTTCTCTTTCCCTCTGTGCAGTGAAGGGGTGCAAGTTCCACTAACCCACATCGAGCTAACCGAGCGAGGTGCATATGCTTCCGTCCTTGAGCGAATCCGAAACGGCGAACCCATCACAGACGCATCGGCAATATCTGCTGACGCGGATCCTCAAATCGATCGCCCGTCTTTCCGACGGAAACCTCGCAAGGGTGGCGAACTTCACCGAGGCGATCGGACGGCAGCAGACCGAGAAGCGGAACTCGCGCAACCAGCGCTTTTTTAAGTAGGAGGTAGAGCAAATGACAGTAGCTACAGAAATTCAAACCGATCTATTCGGTGAAGATCAAACCGTGCAGCGCAGGCAGAATTTGCCCTATGCGATCGAACTTTTGCGCGATCGTCCCCTCCCTGCCGATGCTCCCCTGGTTGTCTCCTATGGCGCTGGCAGAAACAGCACAGCGCTGTTGATCGGTATGTGGTCGATCGGCATGATTCCCGATCTGATTCTGTTTGCCGATACGGGCGGCGAGCTACCCGAAACCTACGCCTACATTGAGCTTTTTTCGAAGTGGCTAGCTGACAAGGGAATGCCGCCAGTCACCACAATCAGTCGATCGTCTTTGGGTATGGGCAAATACGAAACGTTAGAGTCTCAATGTCTTTCAACAGAGTTTTTGCCAAGCAAGGCTTACGGCTCGTCTGAATGTTCTGTTAAGTGGAAGATCGAACCCTACGATCGCTACATCAAGCTATGGCTCCAGCAGTATCGACCTGATGCAGACAAAATTCGCACCTGCAAGGGGATTCATGCGGGCGAAGTTTCTCGACTGTTTAATCGCAAATCTGGCTTGCCTTATCTGGAGAGTCAATCGACGTTTTACTTATATCCGCTGATCTACCCGTTCCAATGGCATCAGGGACACTGCGAGGCGGTAATTCTTGCCGCTGGCTTGCCGATACCGCCTAAGTCTGCCTGCTTCTTCTGTCCTAACCGCAAACCCAGAGAAGTGCGGCAGTTGGCGATCGAGCATCCTGACTTATTGCAGCGGGCGATCGCGCTTGAACACAATGCCGCCAAAAGTAAATCCGTTCAAGGGTTGGGACGTGAGTATTCCTGGGAGTCTCTAATCGAGTCGAGCAAGCCCAATGAATACTTTGTCAGCACAGTAATTTCTGACTGTGTTTGTAACGACGATTAGCCATACTCCAAGGGGAAAAGCCAATGTTTGGCGTAAATATCGACAAGTTTTTACTTCTGCTTCTTAGATCTTTGTTTTTTCTTGCGCTCGGCAGCAGCCATGGGGCGATCGCCTATTGGCTTCCGACCCGACTTCCTTGGTTCGAGGTTGTCAGAAAATGTTTTGCCGCAGATAGGGCAAATATAGCGCTGATAGCCCTGCCTGTCTTTTCCGTGCTTGTGGGGAAGTCGATTACAGCACTGCATATTACATCTTTTTGGATTGAAGAATCTTTGCGGTTCTACAGACAGAAAGAATCATTTTCACTTCTCGTTTGGGGCGATCGCATTCAACAAACAACTTGATTCCATCTCCGCCATAACTTGTCGTCCAGCCTTCCTGATTAATCCGAGCGCCTAAAATCTCAAATGCACTTTCAAGGCTGAGCGCTTCTTGGTTGTCGTCTACAAGGATTGTGTAAGCAGTCATCTGAGGTTTCCTTTTTCGGTGGTAAATCTAATATGTCACATAATTGTGTGGGGTGTCAAGCTTGAAGACGGAATTAGTTTCGTATCTGGCAGATGCAGCAAGCAAAAAAGCATTTTTAGGAGACAGCAATGAACCACCCAGAATTTGACCACAACACTGAACCCGCGACTATGCCCACCCACTTAGCTTTTGCGCAAGTGGCAAGCATCCATCAGCTTCCACTCGAAGAAGCGCGATCGCACTGCTTAATGCTGATGGCTTTACTTGCCGCTGAACGTGAACGGAATCACGAAGCGGTTCAAACCATCACAACACAGGCGATCGACCTCAAAAATGCTCTGCAAGCGCTGAGCGATCGCGCGGAGACGATCGCCAATTTAGAGCGACAGATCGGGTGCTTGGAAACGCAAGTTCAAGAGCTGCAAAGAGGAGGCGATCGTGAACGAACTTAAAACACTCCCCAACCATCACAAGACCGTTGCCACTGTCCAAACTCACACTCTCGATCTGCCGCAGTGCTGCCCGATCTCTGGCAATCCTCAGCCTGGAAGCACGATCGAGATTTCCTACACTCCGCAGTCCAAACACATCGAGGTTTACAGTCTGCGCGATTACATCAGCACCTACATCGGCGGCAAAAAGTGCCCTTATAGCGGCACGATGATTGAGCGAGAAATGGAGTCGATGATTCAGCGGATTGCGATCGATTGTGCTGCTGCGACATCGGTTCCTGTTTCGGTTGTGGCGCATCTCGTTCTAGACTGCGGGCGGCTGCGGGTTGAATGCGAGTGCAGGCCATGAAAATCTATTTTTCTGGGGTCGATCGCGCGTCACACTTGCGACTGCTGGCTTCTGAAAATGCCAGCGTTATGCTCAGTCCGCCTGAGGTTCTTTTATTTCCTTCGATCGCCAAGGAAATGATTGAACTCAAGCCGAATGGATGCGCCGATAGTGGAGCCTATCAAGGCTTAACAGATGTCGCCAAATATGCAGCTACGATCGAAGCCTCTGCCGCTCTTTACGCGCTTGATTGGTACGCCAATCTCGATGTAATTGGCGATCAGCAAGCTAGCCATTCTAACTACCAAAAACTGACATCTATTCTGCCTGCCAGTCTTGCCCGCAAAGTGCTGTGGGTGTATCAGGGTGGCGATCTTGGGTTGCTGAGAGAAATGGCGATCGAAACCAAATATGTCGGCGTGGGCGGGTTAGTGCCGATATCCTCTGATTTTGCTGCCCTGCGATCGCGACTAGAGCCAATTGGCGAGGTTTTAACCGCTTGCAATGCCAAAGCGCATCTATTTGGAATTAACGGAGTTAGAGCGCTGAAATGGGCAAGTTTGCAGTCGTGGTTTGAGTCTGCCGATAGCACCGCTTGGCTGTATGGGCTGAAGGCGACAGAAATATTTACAACACGGGGCGATCGAGTTCGTATGGCTCGACTGGGTTTGCTTCTGAGCGCAGAAGAAAGGGCTCGAAACAATATCAGGGTGATTCGATCGTTTTTGGATCAATCTTTCAATCAATTGGACTTACTCAATGAGGACGCTGCATGACATTCACCGAGCACGACCTATACCAGTTAGTTTGTTGGCTCTCGAAATTTGTAATCAATGGCAGCAAGTCTAGCCTCGTCGTTATTTCGCCAGAAATGCAAAACAAACTCAGGCATTTAGCAGCGCAAGAGACGAGCGACGGGGCGATTAAAAGGGCGATCAATTTTGCTCTGACACACGAAAGAGATGGGGAGATCGACTGATGGCTAACATTCCTGAAGGTTGGGCAACACATCCCATGTTTCGCCAAATGCTTGAACTAATGCGCTCGGATCTGGACAACGCGCTTACTACTTTCGATCTGCCGCCTGAAGTGCGATCGAGATTCGAGAATTTTGCAGGTTATATCGAAGGAATTTTAGGGAAGGAGGGCGATCGATGAGCGAAAGATTAATGCAAGAACGGCTGGCTTTGATTTGCAGGCTAGCAGATCAGTATCCGTGGTCGCGTGTTTCTAATCCGGTGTGGCAAGAGCCGCACAGTGAGTTTTTCGCCGCTCGAATTCTTGCAAACACTTTTGCAATCTATGTCGAGTACGAGTCTAGCGGCGTCGTTTCTCGTGTTGTCAGCAAAGAGTCACTGATTTTCTACGGAATTCGTTTTCCTGGGGAGGGCGATCGCAATGACTAGACCCACCCCGCAACCCGGCGACATCTGGCGGCACTGGCAGGGGAAGAAATTCAAGATTCTTTCGGTTGAGGGCGATCGAGTGCAGTACGAACCCGCCGATGCACCCACAGTTTCGTGGCTTACCGCAAGCGAAGCTCTTGACTGGTTCCTAGATAGATCAGTAATCGACAACACCGTAAATCGATTTGAGTTTGTACAGGGCGATCGCCCCATTTGAAAACCGTTTTTAATTACTGAAGCAAAACATGAAACTCACCAAATTCTCTCCAGAAGTGGCTGCAATTCTTTACTCATTGGTTGAGCGTGTCACAGATTTAGAATCACCTGAACCGACTGAGGCGAAACCACGATCCGATCGCAAATCTCGTGATAAACAATCCGCTTCTCAGCGTCGTTCAAAGCGGCAAAATTTGTCGGCTTAGCAAATGTCTTGATTAACTTGGTCAGATCAGGGGTTTCTTTTTCAACTTTGGCAAGTGAGGCTAGCTTGCCTTCCAGTTCCTCGATCGCTAACCGAATGCCTTCCATTGGGGCTTGCTTGTAAATGCGCTGTAACTCTTCAATCTGATGTTTTAGCTTAATCTCTTCAGGATTTGTTGTTTCCACCGTGCTTTGGTTGAGTGCTTGGCTGATCGATTCCGCCTTGGCAGCGATCGTCGCGTGTAGCTGCCGTTCTAGAATGCGTTCGCTGATCGATCGACGGTTGGGGCAGTTAAAGTCGCGGCAGTGGAAGTTGCCATATCTGCGCCCGTACCGCCGTTCGATCGTCGTGTGGCGAGTCATGCGGTTATTGCACAGCCCACAGAAAACTAGCCCCGAAAGTGGATAGCGAGGATTGCTGGTTCCTCTTCGCGCATAGCGGCGATTTTCCTCAAGCCTCGCAACTACTGCCTGATATTGCTCCTCTGTGATTAGCGCTTCGTGAGCAAAGTAGTGGAGGATTTTATAGCTGCGATCGGGTGGCTTGATTCCATTCTTTTTCATTGCGCGATCGCGCAACCGATCTTCTCGCGTGTAGCCGTCTGCATGTCCGCACAGATGCCCTCTGTGGATGCCGTTTAGAATCCACGCCCTGAAGCCGTGCGACGACACCTTAAAGCCGTTCGCGGTCGCATATTGGGCGCAGCGATCGAGTGACCAGCCTTTGCCGCCGCTGGTAGGTGGCAGGTAGTTAAAAAAGAATTCGATGATTCGCGCCCGCTTCTCTTCGTCAACGATGTACTTCTCGCGAGTCCACAGCCAACCCCAAGCCGGACGCGGATTAATGGGCTTGCCTTCACTTCTGCGCTGAGCTTTGTTCGATCGCAGTGTGCGGCGATGTTGCCGCAGAAAATACTGGTTAAATAGCGCTTCCTGTGACACCATCAGCCATTCCTGCGGCTCTCGTGTCGTCTTCTTGCCACCGTCGAGGGCGTAGAGTGTCGCGCCGATCGCGTCGAACAGTTCGATCAGCTGCGGCAGATTTTCATCACGAGATAGGCGCGATTGCTCAGTTACAACCACCAATACCTTGAACCGACTCTCTAGGCAGTCCTGCTGCACCTGTGCTAGCAATGCGGTGTAATCCGGTCGGGTCAGATCATCTCCACCCTGGACATCCTCATATTGGCGATCGGGTTTGGGGCGAACCTGCGAGAGTCGATTGCGCTGGGTTTCGATCGATCGGGCTTGCGCCTCGTTGGGACTGGAGACGCGGCAGTAAGTGTAGATGCGATCGAATTACCCAGGAAGGATAGATCACGATGGTGTTTTATGCTGTTTTATATAAAGTATCATTTATGTAACTTGTTAGAATACATTAGCTTTACGAATAGAATAGTCGTACTATGTCAAAGAAGCTCTCAATTGCACCCAAAGAAGAACGATCGAAGCGCAGCTACACCTTGCCGAATCAGGTGAAAAAGCGCGATCGAAGTATCTGTCAATGCTGCGGCTTCGTCTATGACCACGTTGAGGCGCATCACATCTACTGGATAGAGCAGGGTGGATCAGATGACCTGTCAAACCTGATATCGCTGTGCAGGCAGTGTCACAAAAACGTGCCAATGGATGCCGACAAGTTTCTTCAGTACCAGCGGCAGGGTGGCATTATCTGGCAGAGGATGCTGCTAAATGCGATCGAGGTTTCTGGCGATCCTGACCAAGCGGCAAAGCTCATCAGCGGCATGAGAACCGACCTTTTCGGAGTCTATGCCGGGGTGTGCGACGAAGACGGAGAGCCGCCCGCATGGTATGACCCGATCGAAGCCGAAATCTTCGCCCTAAGCTGCGATCGCTCCACATCCCAGCCTTCCACCCACCTCAGAGCAGGCGCAAGGGCAAGGCGATCGAAGTCTGTTGCTGAAGGGCAGCTTGCCTGTTTTAGGGCGATCGCCTCTCAAGCTGTCAAAACGAAGAAACCCTTGCGATCGTGTAGGTGGTCACTACAGCCTGCAAGGGTTTCTTCTGTAATTCGTGATTTAGCCAGATAACGGTAGAGCCTGAGAAACTTTCACCCGTTATTCCGACAGATCAGCCGCGCTGCTGGCGCTTTGCGGTATCTAGCTTATATAGTAGCTAACTCTGTCCGATCGCGCCCCTCAACCCTCCGCAAGCTTCCACGTTGTTGCAGGAATGCAGCATAAATCAATCTGCCAAGCGAAATCAGTCGGCATCGATAGTTTGCTAAACAAAGTGGCAACATCCCATGCTGCCTGCTCCAAAGCATAATAGGCGGGTTTGTCTAGCACTCCTGTTTCTGCGAACAGTCGATCGAATGCCTTGACCATCAGCGCTGTGTTCGCTTTGTAGGTGTGCAAAGACTCGATCGCGCCTATCAAAACCACTTGCTCGTAGGTGTAGAAGCAATAGTTTTTCTTGCCGCTTGCAACCCGTTGTGGAGCAATGCCAAACATCCGCTCATAGTATTGAAGTTTGTTGCTGTTTATAGCGGCGGCTGTGATTGCTTCTTGTCGGCTGTAGGTCTGCATGGGTTCTGTCCGATTATCTACCCGCGCACGATCCAGCACCAAAACCGCAGTACAGGCAAGAATCCCCACCGATGCCCAGATGCAGGCGCATAACTGCCACTGGTTCGCTAGGTACTCTGCTTCTGAGGCTCGATCGCGCTCATGGCAGTACCAGCGGGCAAGCAGCAGAGGCATACCGCAATCGTGCTGCTTCGCTAGGCCGTTACTAGTGCTTCCTGCATCTCTAAAGTTCTACCGAGTCGCCTGCCTTCACTTTGCCTCCTACCTCGATCGATCGCGATCGTCCTTAATTGTGATTCTTGCCCGTTGCGGTCTGTCACGATCGATCAACGTGCCCTCGATGGTGAAGTCCTGCCGATCGGATGAGGGCGATCGCCACACTCCGCCCAAAACTTCCTTTACCGCTGCTGCAACTTCAAAGTTCCAGTCGATCGTTTTGGGATCTTGTTCTTTGAAGTAATAGGCGATCTTGTCCATGACGATTCCCGCCTGTCTGTGTGGCAGCGAGTCTTGCCCTTGCAAGTCGTACTCCCCTGAAAACAGCTCTTTCAGGTCGTAGGAGCCGTGCGCATCAAGAAATGACTGGCACTATAGATTGAAATTCTGTGCGTTAGCTGATTGCCTCCACCACGAGGCGCGATCGATTTCTCGCCCTGAATTGCCCCCAGGTGATCACAACACAAATGGATGTCTCTCAGCTCTTGCTCTGGCTGGTTGTAGCGAAAGGGGAGAATGTGTAGGTCGAGACAGCGCGTGGCGTCCGTCGATCGACTTTGCTGATCAATCCGTACTTTCCCCGCATCGTTCGCAGCACATCGTAAGGACGATGCTTGATCACATCTTCCCTGTGCCACAGTAGTTGCCGCAGCCAATCGAGGAAATCGATTGCGATGCGATCGTACCGTATTTCCTGATCTTCTTTGCACGCGTATGGCGGCAGAGCTGCATATATCCTAACCGCGCAAATGGCAAGGTACAAGCGTATGGTGACGCGGTCAAGCTGCTAGAGTTTCGCTGATTTCTTCGTCATCCTCAACCCAAGGATCAGCGCCTTCGACAAATCGATCGCACTGCTCATCCGCCCAGCGATATCGTTCGCAGGTTTGGCAGAAAGGTTTGACTCTCTCCTGCCGCCAAGCGTCGATCGGCGTCTGCAGCGTCTGCGATATAGGGCAAGCGTGGCTGAGTTTGGCAGTTGAGGGATCGCTGGCGTCAAACACTTTCAATTTTTAGCTTTCTCGCAAACTTAATGGCGCTCATGAACCTAGCATCAAACGAGATGCTATACCACTGTCTGTCCAGCGGTAGTTCACTCCAAATGTGTCGCGCTACCCGCTTTTCTTCTGCTGCCGACAGTGCGACGACACTCTTAACTCGCTGCAATATCTCGGTCTGGTCGCGGCGTTTTTGCAGTTGAATCGAACACCACCCAACAACGTAGGCAACTAAAAATATTGCGATCCAAAGCGCCAACCCGATCGCGTGTTCTGCCAGCCAAAAGAGTAAATACTGCTTCATTGCAACTTTTTGATTTTGGCCTCAATTTTAGAAGTTGAAAGCAGGAGTGCGATCGATCGTGCGCTGTCCCGATACATCACCTACTTTAAGATGACACTTGAAAATTCTAATCAGCACTCAAGGTCGTTACCCACAAGAGTCTAGCTCTACGCCGCTCGGTTGCGTTGATGATCGATCGCCCCCACATTTTAGCCGCCGCTTCGTGGGAGTACAGGCGATCGCCCTCTACGTTCCCCTCGATCGACTCTTCACCTTTGCCCAGATAATAGCCCTGCCCAAACGTCACCCCGATCGCCCTACAGAACTCTACTTGCTGCTGAGTTTCGATTCCTTCTGCTACTGTTTGGAGGTCAAGCGCATCAGCTAGTGTGATGAAAGCATCTGTAGATGGCGATCGATTTGCGGTCAAAAGAATCGCGAGGCATGAAGATTTTATCAATTTTCAGTAGGTCAATTAGCCCATGCAGTTCGCTAATTCTCCACAGTGAAGAAGAACCTGTCCAAGCGTCATCTAGGGCGATTTTGGTTGAGTCAGACAGGCTAGTTAGTGCTTGCTGAATAGCGTCTAGTTCGCGCATTGAAATCGAATCTTCGGTAATTTCCAGGCAAATTTTCCGCTCTAAATTCAGCAAGTCGATCGACTTTTTTACCTGTTGAATAAAGCCCTCTTCAGCGAATTGAAGAGGAGAGACATTGACGCTTATATACTTCTCTCCTTTTAGCGTTGCTGCTGTTTTACAGGCTCTTGCAAACACCCAGTCAAACAGTGGTTTCTGCCATTTGAAATCAATCACATTCACCTGGGTTGGTGTTGGTAGAAAAGCCGCAGGAAACAGCAAACCTCGATCGGGGTGTTGCCAGCGCACTAAGGCCTCGTACCCACAGACGCGCAGATCAGGGAGCTTGCAGTGAGACTATTGGCTGATAGTGCAGGCGTAGCTGATCTCTTCGATCGCCCTCAGCAACTCTTTGGCGCTAGCGTTTGTGGATGCGGTCATGAGAGGGCGATCGATTGGGCGGAATGATGCGGTTAAATTTTACTTAGGTAAATTATCTTGATTATCGGGTGTAGTCGTATCCGGCGTGCCAGCAATAACGGGGTTGATCGGCTCTACCGCTTGCTGTAAGCGTCGATCGATTGGGCGGGTTGGCGTTATCCATCCCCCGGCAATGATTGTTAGCGCAAGGGTGATTTGGCTGGAAGGATCATACTCAGGCTGTGTTTGCGCTTTGTAGAGTGCCTGCCCAGCTAGAGCCAGCCCAATTACGAGTCCAAGCGCCTCGACTGATACAAATTTGGTGTAACCAGGACTGCTCATTTGCTTTTCCTTGGGCGATCGCTTCTTACGACAGTAATTGCAGAAAAGTAGACCAGTCCTCACCCCACGTCAAAATTGCAATATTGATTAGGTGATGCTGCATCTGATCCAAGATAGGACACGAAAAGCGGGGCTGATGGCTTGCCTGTTTGCCAGTTTGACCAATCCCAGTTGTAAAGGCGAACCCATGCCGCGCCGCCATTAGTCGATCGATAATGGCATGAGTCCACCAAATTAAAAGCCATTTAACAATATCGCTTGCCTCAAGTGGGTTGTAGGGATTCCACAGGTAAAAGAACAGAAATGGAGTGCTGTAAATAAAAGCATGAATCACAGCGATCGCCCAATTCTGCCGCTTGTTATTGGCTTGCCAACTGTTCTGTAAACCCCAATCTGCAAACCAGGCCACGAGCCATTCTGTAGAGGCGATCGCGATGATTTTCAGCATAACTACTTCACCCTTTCCTTGTTTGGTTCGCCGCCGCCATAGAAGCAGCGATCGTGAACCATCCCCACTTCTAATCCGTTCAGCCTATACGCTGACCAATCTTCGCAATACGAACCCAGGCGAGACGCAGACACGCGATCGACAGAACAAACAGCGGTTGCCGGGAGACCTCGATCGGATGTCTTGCTGAGGCGAAAAGTTAGCCATAGCTACCTCATGATCTCCACATCATCGCCCTCACAGCCCGCCCCAATCGATCGATCGAGCGTCGGCAGAATCACGCTTCCACCTGTTTTGATGGTCTGACAGGCTGCGTAGAGGTCTGCCCGCTGTCTTCCATAACAACGACGCCACCGGAGTAATCTTTGAGTTCGGGTGCTTCGGATTCAGCCGCGATCGTTGTTTCTATGTCATTCGCAGGGCTGAGTGTATATGTGTAATCTGATCCTGATCTGGGAATGCCGATCTCTAGGTCTGTCCAAGTGCCTGCAAAGTAGGCTTTTCAATGCGGTAGGCTTGCTGCGCTCGATTGACAGAACAACGTTACTTCGCGGATGTCTGTTCGCTTTGCTGCCTGATAGGAAGCGAAGGTAGCCCGATCGAGGCCAAAATTCCCAAATTATGACGACGACCAAAGCTCGATAAGTGTAAAACCTGATACATTTTGACGGGTTTGCTGTGTATTCATGCGGAAATTTCTTGCGTGTTGCGATTACGTGGCGGTGTTGAAATCGCCTTTTCAGGCGGCATTTTTCGCAAAAATCCGCATTTTCAATCCATCCATGGAAGAAACATTGCATCGGGGATCTTGCAGCCACTCTGCACCCGTCTTTGTCTCACCCCAAGCTGTAATCTTGATGTGTTGCGTCGATTCTTGGACTGCTCAGCTTTAGGGATAAAGCAGCAATTCTCAGGGCAATAGTTCCCGTTGACATCTTTGCGCTCGATCGTCAAATCGTCTTGATAGCCGTTTTGAAGTGCCCATTCTCGAAATGCCTCAAAGTCTTGCCACTCTGAGCAGACGCTTATTCCCCTCCCTCCATAGTTTTTGTACGCAGGATCTTTGGGGTTTTGACATCTCGCTGTCATTCCCTTCCAACTTGAATAGATGCGCTCGTGCGATTTTCCATGCTTGGTCACCGCCTCTTTGTGGAAGCACCCACAGGACACAGTTAGTCCAGATTTCAATGCGCATGCGTCAATGGCTTTGGTCTTTCCACACTCACATCGGCAATTCCACTTTGCGCCCTGCCCTCTACGCCGCTTGACAACATCTGCCCGATCGATAACAGTTAATCGACCAAATACCAGCCCAGTTAGGTCATGAGCCGCATTGGACACGATCTCTTTGTGCAGGCATCCACAAGACTTTGCATCGCCCTTTACAAGTGCCTGTCGTGATACCGATCGCACTGGAGAGCCACAATCGCACTGGCAGATGTAATTCGGCATCCGCCCGCCATTCTTGGCCGTCTCAGTGTCATGCCGCAGAACGGTATAGCGTCCGAACCTCTGCCCTGACAAGTCCGATCGCCGCTTCTGTGTCTGTCTTTTGTTAAATGCTGTCAGCAGGCATCCGCACGATTGCGAATCACCGGATCTAAGTGAAGATCCGAAAACCGACTTTTCCCTGCCGCACTCGCAACGGCAAATCCATTTTGCAGGCTTTCCCCTCTGGGCGATCTGGTTTGGGTCACGATGCAGAACCGTCCACAATCCAAAAACCTGACCAGACAGATCTACTGCTCTGCCGCAATCCGATAAAGTATTCATTAGGTAAGTCCCTTGGTACGCACAAGTGGCTTGCTTAGAAAGTTGTGGTGTTTCCAGCACCGCAGCTTTCGCCATTTCTACTATTTTAAACTTTTCCAGGGTTGCTGTCAGTGTCATTCTTCTGCTAACTCCCACCCTGCCTGCTCTAATCGTTCCTGCGTCCCGACCGAGATCCCCGGCGCGTCTCTGTGGTGAACATGGATGCTCTGCCCATTGATCCGCGCGATCGTCCCTTGTCGCCCGTTCGTGAGTTTTTTAGGTGATCGCCCTTACGCCAGTTCATATCTTTTCCACCCCATCGACTGCAAGATTTCCTGCCGCCCCGACACTACGCCACCCTGATCAAGTGCCAATACAGGCGACGATCCCGGCTCTAGCCGCACTGTCGCGAAGCTTGCCAGTTTGAGAATTGCGGACGCGATCGCCGTCCTGCCAAAGCAGAGTCCTCATGCTACGCGCCCCACCTCGCAGCATGATTTCTAGCGTCTATATGCACGATTCTTGGCATGTTTTTGTACATCCCTAATCCGCTTTCCCAAATGGGATCTAAGATTCGGTACATTTCACGGCCGCTGATTCCCTCACAGTAAAAATCAAGTGCATCTCCGATTATGTGGCGGCTAAATTTAGCTCCACCAATACGAGAATTAACGGATTTTGGACGATAACCACTTGTCACATGAAAAGCTCTACCAATCCTCGATCGCGCCTCATCTGCTGCCTCAGCAATGCGAATCATTGCGCCAACCGTCTCTCGATCGTCCGGCAGTCGTTCACCGTTTTTGGTGAGTTCGTACCAGTAGAAAAACTGGCTTTTACCCACCCGATCGTTCGTGTAGACGATCGCGCCTGTCCCTGGTAGCACAATTTTTGACCGCGATCGACAGGCTTGAGGTTAAAGCTGATTGCCTTGCCGTCTTCAGGGGCGCGATCGACTTCTTCCTCAGTACGGCATGACCTTTGTAAGCCCACCAAGTATTGCGCCCGTTGATTACGGCATCTTTGAGGGTGAATTTGATGTGATCTTGCGCTACATCGTCGATATAGGCGCGGATCTCATAGCGTCCGACTTCACCAGGGAAAACCTGATTTGAGGACTAAGTCTCTAGCCTGCTTCGGCTCCAGCTTGAGGATCGTTGGCTGGGTAATGCGAACAAAGTAGCGATCCATAGTACCTGAACGCGATCGACCCTTTTATCTTCTGCTGCGCTATTTTCGTGATTCCCTTCATCCCGAATTCGCTTAGCGAATCACGCTTTTATCCTCAGCCTTGCGCCCGTTGTCACAATACCGTGAGCGTGTTGGTTTGGCCGGATTGCGTGACTCAAATCGTCGGAACTTTGCGAGATTCAAGCGGACTGTTAAGCGGCAGGCTAACCGTTGAGCTTGACGCACCGTTGATCGATACCAGCACCACACCAGATACGGTCTATTTTCCGATCGCCCAAGTTTTCACGATTACAAACGGCGCTGTGGATATCACGCTGCCGCAGACCGAAATCGCAGGGATTACCTGTCGTTTCGCCTTCAGCACGATCGCGACTCGCACTGATTACTATTTTGCCGATGGGTAGCAATACTTTGGCCCCACTTTTGTCCACACCGACACCTTTACCTATACGGGTACGTTCTGGACTGCCCAATCGGTGCGCGTGTCTCCGCAGGTGTCGAAGAAGCAACGCTTGCCCATGAGTTCCACTCCGTTATCCCCAACGTTGCGACTTGCGAATATTCGCAACTGATCCCGACTGGACTAGTGCGCGATCGCTTGTCTTCAGGAGCGCGGCAGATCGCCAACCTGCTTGCGTTCGATCAGAGCTACCAAACCGCCCTAGGTGACGCGTTGCTACGTTATGCCGGAACCTATGACAGCGCAACTTGGTATCAACCCCGGCAGTGGGTTGATCACGATGGTGGCTCCTGGTTCTCAAGGGCTAACTTTGCTCATGCAGGCAATACGCCCTTTGTAGGCTCAGCATTTTGGACGCCTCTTGCCCTTCGAGGTGCAAACGGCACAGGTACGGCAGGAAATAACACTGCCTATAACGCGACAACCTGGAACGGACAAACCGACGCACCAAGCCGCAACGCTGTCAGAAATATTATCGAAACGCTAGCCCGCACCTCACAGCTTTCTAGCTATGCCCTGATCGCCTCTCCTACCTTTACGGGAACGCCAACCCGAAACGCTAACCCAGCGGCAAACGATCGTTCTTTGCAATTGCCGACAACTCAGTGGATTGGCAACGAATTCGCGCCTCTGAATAATGCTGCTTTGATAGGCTCACCCACAGCACCCACAGCAGCGGCGTTTAACGACACAGAAGCGATCGCAACAACGCGCTGGGTGAATAACCGCACCCGCCGAATTATCGCAGACAGATACACCTCACAAACCCTGACTCCAGCGGCTTTCACCGCGATCGTTCTCACGACCAAATACAACGACCCGGACAACCTGTTTAACGCTACGACTGGCGTCTTTACGCCCACTGCTGACGGTAACTACGACTTTAATTTCTCGCTGGCAGTTACAACGACCGGATCAACTTCAAACACCTTGGTCGCCAGCATTTTCGTGGGAAGTGCCGAAAACTACAGGCTTTGGGAGTCAGTCAATGCGGGGGCGAGCACGGTGATGAGTCCGGGCTGCACGATATTCCTGTCAGCGGGTAGCGCGGTGTCTGTCCGCATTTTTGTGAATGGCTCAGGCATTACTGGCGCTACCCTCAACGCCTCTCAAAGTTTCCACCTCAACCGCTGGGCGATCGCAAGGACATAACAGATGGCGAAAACAACTTTTGCGGGTCGGCAAGTTCTCACCGCTGCTCACGCCAACGCTTTTAACAACCCGCAATTCACCGTAGACGAAGGCGGCGAAGAATTTGACGGTCAACACCTACGGATTCGTGATGCAGCGCTGAGCAATGATGCCACCCAAATTAAGGGTCGCGTCAACACTTTTTTTAATGAGTTTCAAGTGTCGGCAGGCACAGGGCTGAGTGTCAATGTTGTCGGTGGCAGCTTCACCCAAGACACCGGACTCAGGCAGGTGCTATCAGCAACCTCGATCGCAGTAGCGGCCAGCTCAACCAACTATGTTTTCATCAACTCTGCTGGGGCGATCGTCTCCAGCACCATAATTCCGGCGCGGTGGGTTCCGCTTGCCCAAGTTGCTACCAGTTCATCAGCAGTCACCTCTGTCATTGATTTGCGCGAACGGTTCAAAATGATGCCGCGTGCCGACGCGATCAAAGCTTTCGGCGGCAGTGGCGATCAAGGCGACTTTACGATTTCGGGCGCGACAACGCTCAGCGAGGGCGAATATTGGTTTCGCAACTTCACTGTTACAAACACCGGGACACTGACAATTCCGGCTGCCATCCGTATTTACGTCTCTGGCAACGTCTTGATTCAAGGGGCGATTAATGTCGGCACTCCGATGCTGGGCGGCTCCGATGCGGTCATTATTTTTGCTACCTCTGGAACCCAAAACGCTGGAACAGGGCAAGGCGCAGCTCGAAACTTTTTCGGCGGCGGTTCTTACAACTATTCACTATCGGTGACGGGGAGTGGCGGCGCAACAGGTAGCGCGAGCGGCAGCGCTGCGGGGTTTAACGTCTTCACCGGGCTGGCAGGGGCAGGTGGTGGATTCTTATATATCGAGGCAGGTGGAACCATCACGATCGCGGCAGGAGCAGCAATCACCAATAGAGGCTCTAATGCTGCCAACCCAGTAATCAACACCAGTACCAACCTGCAAACCGCATCAGGCGGCGGTGGTGGTAGCGGCGGCTTGGTACTGTTGAAATCTTTGGCCTCGATCGCGGTGTCAGGCGTAATTGATGTGCGCGGCGGCAACGGTGGCAATGCTGGTTTTGCAGCTACAGGCTTTAGGGCGGGCGGCGGCGGTGGCGGCGGCGGTGGGCAGATAGTGCTAATTGCCCCCACCGTCAGCACCACAGGCAGCACACTGTCGCTGCAAGGCGGGGCGATCGGAACGTCTCTCGGATCTGCGGCATTGCAGACGGGCGGTGGCGGCGGCGGCGGTTTTGGTGGCGTAGGTGGCAACGCCCTCGACACTGGACAAACCGCAGGTAGTGCGGGGCAGCTAATTGTCAGAACTCTCAAAGCAACGGTGTAGTTATGTCGAAATGGTGGATTGAAAGCGGTCAAATCATCGGACTGGCGATCGAGGGCATCGACGCTCCCAGCAACTTCCAAGAGGTCGAAGGCGAGGATGCTGACGATCGCGAAGCGGTCTATTTCGACGGCACAACTGTACTGCTCAAGCCCGAACGCCCTAGCGACCACCACTACTGGAACGATGACGCTCAAGAGTGGATTGAAGCTACCAGTGCGATCGAGCCTACTAACGAACCGGACTGGGTTGGCTTGGTTGATTGGCTGCGCGGCAGTCTTTATTTTGAGCGCGTTTATGGTGCATCAAAATTGACAGCAGGAGCCAATACAGCCGCAACGCTGCTACTCATGACCATCAACCAATCGCGCAACCTGCAAGATCTCGCGTTCGTGCTGCCTGACTTGCTGGGTGAAATTGAAGCGATCGCTGCCCAAGGTTATATCCCTGCTTTCACAACGGCAGAAAAGCAGGCACTTGCTGATAAGCTCACAGATCTCAATTTTCCTGATTCGGTCGTTGCTCCCTTAGCCAATGTCTAGCCGTACCCGTGTCGCTCCACTTGTTCCACCCAGCCTCTACCCTGCCAGCGCTCGATCGCTGCTGCAGTCGATTTATAACGAGATTTACAGCGCCTCTGGTGGCACATTAAACGACTTCTCAGCCCACAGCCCGATCGTCGCCTTGGTCGAGGGGCATGTATTCGCCATCCTCGAAGAGCTTTACTTCGTTAATCAATTTCCTGATGCAGCAGGGCTGTCGTTCTTAGCGACAGCGGGCATTGTTCAGATTTTGGGCAGCGCTGCCAGCGTCACTCTGACGTTCACACTGTCCGCAGTTTTGGCGACTCCTTTCACGCTGTCGGCAGGCTACATCGTCAAAGCGCGATCGGGCTTAGAGTTTGCCACCGATAGCGTTCTTGTGATTCCAGCAGGGGCAATCAGCGGCACGGTTTCGGCAACTTCAACGGCACTGATCAGCGGAGTGCAACAGACCGCAGTCGGCAGTCGCTACAACGTGCCCGCCCAATCGATCGAATTGCTGACCGAATCTCGCGCTTTTTTGCAGTCTGTCACCAACTTGGAAGCAGCAAGCGGCGGCACAGATGCCGAAACTCTTGACCAAACCCGATCGCGTGGTTTTGCTGCCCTTCGTCGCCGCAACGTCCTATGCAGTGCCGACGACTACGAACAGGCGGCACAGACTTATCTGGGTGCAGGCAGCACGGCAATCGCAGTGGCGAATCTGGCAAGCGATCGCACAACTGAGGAGGTTGGGGCGGTTCATATCTTTGTTTTAACTCCAGACTTCACCGCACCCAATAGCGCCAGTTTGACTGCACTGCAATCGAGCTTGGCTGAGCGATCGCCTGCGGGCTTGCAGAATGTAATCTCAGTCAGTCGCGATCGAGATTATGCGAATGGAAGCGCTGATCGTTGCCACTCTAGTCCCTGGTTCTGATCCTGCTTTCATTGCGGCTACACTCTGGGCAAATGTGGGTGACTATCTCAGCCCGCGCAACTTCCAGGGTGAAACTGTTCTGATTAAAGAGGTTGAATACGTGGCTAGAGGTTGCGGCATTGAAACCCTGCAATCCATCCAATTCAACCGCATCAGGAAGATGAAACAGTCGAAGTGTCTTATAGTGACGTGCCCTTGCCGAATCGCTGGACGTTACCGCACCTGCTGGGGCTGAACGTGACGCTGGTCGATCGAGCCTCTGGGGTGAGTTTTGAATATAGCTATGGTGACGCAGGCGACCCGGACTAAACCCTTAGCCTAAACCCGATCGGCGGTTGAGCAATTCGATCGATTTCGTAGCGCACCTCAATGTCGAGGATGCCTGATTCTGCGATTGCGCCCGTTGCCTGCACATTTTGCGCGTCTGCCACCTGATCCGCGATCGCGACTTCTAACCGGGCGGGAATGAGGTTGGCATCAGTAACGCTATCAAAGACATAGCTGGGAGTGCCTAAGCGAGGCTGCATGATGCGCTCTGCTACTCTGATTTGCAACGTGGAGATCACGCCGTCTCGCACACAGTCGCCATCCTCGGAGAGCATCAGCGATCCGCTGTCATCTGCGGTGAGCGGGTATTTGAGCGATCGACGGGTGGGTGGTGTCATTATGTCCAGCCTCGTGTAATCAGTGTGTCTCCCCTCGAATCAAGCGCATCAACTGTTGCTACAGATTTGCCATTGATTGTCACATTGCCAGCATTCAAATAGTTAATTGTGCCGCCATTGAGATCAAATTGCCACGAACCGCCGCCCATTACAATTTTGCGCCCTAGCGAATCTTGAATTGTGATCAAGCCGTTTGCTATTTCGATCGATGCTCCAAAAGCATCCGACAGCTTCACCGACTGAAAGCCCATGATTGTAACCTTACCTTCAGGCGAAAGTGCCGTCACATCGATCGATTCTGTGGTTGATTCAACCTGCACCGCTCCCTCAGTGGTGACGGTTAAAGCGCCATTCGTGCCCGTCCCTGTCTCTATTGTCCGATCGCCTGTAACGCCATCGTATTGCATACCCGCCACTGTTCTGCGCTCATTTCCAGGAATGACGATCGTATTGTCGTTCTCTGGCTGCTGCTGCGTCGGATCAGGCGGGTTTGTAGCATTGGCAAAGCTGCGCAGATAGTAGCCGTCATGTGGGTTACCTTCGCAGTAGCCAATTAATACAGTGGTGCCGATCGGTGGCAGGGGTTCGTCAGCAAATGAGGTTGATCGCCCTGCCTGTATCCAGTCGGTTTGAGCGATATCGCCTTGATTTTCGCGACTGACACGGATGCGGCGCGTATTGGGGTCAATGGCGGTGACGGTAGCAAGCTGGAGTGAATGCGATCGCGTCGTTAGTTCTCGCAAACTCGTTTCGAGCTGCGAGATTCGCGCCATTAATTCGATGAATGAAAAGTCTTCCACTGCTACTAAAAAGCGATCGTGACAACAAGGCGCGATCGCATGAGTACCTATCACACAGCACTCACGCTAGCGTCGATCGCTCAATTGCTGTCATTTCTTGGCGAAATCCGCTTGTTTTGGCAAATCGTCCTAAGCGAATCCGATAGGCTAAAAGCGCACGATCGACACCCTTACTTTGGCTGAACCCACTCCACAGCTATCGATACCCAGCCCGTTCAATCGATCGGCATGGCAGCAGCTAGCCGATATACCGCCCGCTGTGGGTCAGGTCGAAGCTGCCTTGGTGGAGTTTGACCTGTCAGGCGAAGAAAAGCCCGCATGGTTATTCCTGATCAACCCGCGATCGATTCGCTATCAGGAATCCGCCAACTTTACCGCTGTCAGCACCAAGGCTAGCCCAATCCCGCATCAGCACTACACAGGCGGCAACGGCACAACCTTGGTGATTCCTGATCTGCTGCTGTGGACATTCATCTGTGGCAAGTCTTCCAAGCCCCTACTGACAGGCTTGAGTGAACTGATGAAAGCCAAGCCCGATCGCGATCTCTTCACTCCACCCCTACTGCTGCTGAGAATGGGTCGGCTGAGGTTTGGACCCTGCGTCCTCTCTCAGATCGAACGTGAAGACACCGCATGGCTCGATGGCGACCCTGCACAGGTGAAGCTGTCGATCACACTGTTGGAAGTGCCGCGACCGCTGAGTGAGGCAGAAAAAGCCGCACTAACAGAACGTAGAGCAGCACAAGAGGCAGCGGTTAGAGAGCGACAGGGGCAACCTAGAACCGCACTGACCGATCGCCAACAACAGGAAGCATCCACACTGGCGAAAGAATGGCTAGAGGGCAATACTGCCGCTTTCGCAGGCAACGTGCAGGCTTTGCTCAACTCCGATCGCTATACCTTGCGCGTCTCTGCCGATACAGGCGACGTAACGATGCTAGGCAGTGATGGCGCGGCGATCGGGGTAGTGCTGCGCTACACAGGTAGAGCCGTCAGAACGCAGGGCGTGACCACTGTTCCTCTGGCACAAGGGCAAAGCCTGCCTGCTGCCCCTACCGTGCCCAATGCCACGACTGAAGAGGTGATGTGATGCCGCAGCTATCTACTCGACCGGGCGAAACTCTCAGCCAGCTAGCCGATCGCGTTTTCAATGGTGATGTTTCGCGCTTTACCGAGTTGCTAGATCTGAATAGCACGATCGATACTTTCGCTTCTGACCTGTTGCCCGATACGGTCGAAATTCCTGACGCTGCCCAAGTCTTTCAGTTTGCTAGGCCCCAACTCAGCCGCATCAGCGAGTCGATTGGTGGTGCAGGACGATTCCTCGAAGGCGTGCGATCGCAGCTTCCCGCTCAGCTTCAGGGCTACGCCGACGAAGCGATCGAGCAAATCCAGTCAATTAACGACATCACCGCAGAAGTCGAGACGGCGATCGATCAAGCCGAAGATGCGATCGGGCAGTACGAAGGGCAGGGAGTACAGCTTGTGCAGTGGTTGCTTGGTAGGCGTTAGCCTTTGGTTTCTCCAATTGGAGAAAATCTATTTTCAACGGCAGTCTGATAAGGATAAATGCAGTGACTATCACCAAAGGGGTTCAACAAACATGAATGAAAATATGCCTGTGGTCGATCAGGCTACTTCTAGCGTTTTTCGTCCTATCGACTTGCAAAGCAAAATGGACGTTCTTTTGCACGTAAGAAATAGCCTGACCGAAGCAATTAATGCTGGGCTTTCCAGTGAATCATTAAGTGCGATCGCGAACGCAGCGGCAGTTGTAGAAAAAGAGGTGATGGAGTGGTACTCACCTGGATCTGAAGGTAGGCCAAAAATGAAAATCAGATTTCCTAATCCATAGCTCCAGACTGACAGAAGATAGCTGTTTCGCCAATTGGCGAAAGTTTGAACACCGATGCGATTACCCGGACTAAAAGCCAGAATTCGAGTTGCCGACGAACTGTTTTACAGTGGCGACGATTTGCTGCTGGAAGATATAGAGATCGAGATTGCAGAAGGTGCAAGAACCAACACCTGCCGATTCTCGATCTACGACAAAGATCTCAAGATCGGCGGCAAGTTTCAGGCGATCAGCTTTGCCCAAGGCGGCATCCTTGTTCCACCCGATCTGCTGGAATCTCCCACGGCAACCGCAGGCGCAGCAGCCCCGGTCAATAATCTCGGTGTCGCAGGGCAAGCCACAAGCAGTCAGAATAGTACGCTTAGCCCTAGAGTGCGGGCATTCCTGGATGTGATCGCTCATGCAGAAGGCGCAGAATATAACTCAATCTTTGGCGACAGTCGGGGCCAAGGTTCGCTCACCGATCTGTCGCGTCACCCAAATCGAGTAGTGCGAAAAGGTGGCTACAGCAGTTCGGCGGCAGGGCGCTATCAGTTTTTGTCTGACACATGGAATGAGTTGAGGCAGCAGCTAAACCTGACTGATTTTTCACCTGCTACGCAAGACTTGGCAGCGGTTCAACTGTTGCGGCGTAGAGGGGCGCTGCAAAACGTTGAGGCGGGCAACTTTGAGCAGGCGATCACTCAATGCAACCGTGAATGGGCATCACTTCCTGGCAGTCCCTATGGTCAACCTGTCAAGACAATGGCAGAACTGCGGCAGGTTTACGACCAAGCCTTGCAGCGTTATCAGGGGCAGACACCCGCTGTCAATCCGATGCCACCCGCAGCTGCCACACCTGCACCCACCGAACTTGCCACCGCACCCCCGATCGCAGAGTCCAGCTACAAGGGTACTGAGGTCATTGTCGAGATTGGTGAACAGTGGGATCGAATGTTTGCCTTTCACTTCATCCAGACAGGTTGCCGATGCGATTGGGGTAGCAGTGACATCACGACGATCGAGGGTAAATCAATTCGCTGGCTACTGACTCGCGTACCGCAGACCCGCGCTTTTGAAAACATGAATCTGGGCGAAGTCACCGCGCGATTTGCAAGCGGGTTCAATCTGCGGCTAGACGTTGCTGCGCAAACCCTGCCTACCTATCAGCACTTGGATATGAGTGGGCAAACGCCATTTCAACTGCTAGAACGCGAGGCAAGCGCGATCGGGTTTACCGTGTCTGATAGTGGCAACACCCTACGTCTGCACCCAGCCGCAGAAGTCGATCGCACCAATCAAGTGATTGACGAAGATCTGATCATCTCAGCCACGTTTAACGATCAAGCTAGAGCCGCTGGCAGCAGCCCCACGGCAACGGTATCGACTCCCACACAGGGCGCAACCGCTAGTCCAACCACGATCGATCGAGCGACAGGGCAGGTCGCGCAAACGCAGGCGATCGATCCTTCGGGTACAGATGCTAGATCCACAAACAGCGGCGTGGTTCCGGGTGCAGCGGCAACCCCTGTCACGGGCACAATCCAAACACCTGCGACAGGAAGTGGAACAAGCACAGCGACTAGCAGTACAGGTGCAGCAGTACCGCCCGGTGAAAAGGTTGAGGAACCCGCTAGAACTGAATCCACTAGCACGGTGGCGAATGGCGTCACAACCGATCGCGCCGTCTCAACGCGCGTCACTCGTGAAGCAGGCAAGATCACAACCGTCACCACGACAACGACGATCCGCACTCCGCCCGGTGTCAGTTCGATCGAGACTCGCACCGTAACCAAGGTCGAAACCACAACCGGAACAGAGACGACCACCAAGATTGAGCAAGGCGGCAGAACGACCGAAAGCACCACCAAATCAACACGAGTTAATCCTGATGTATTCAAGACGATCGGCGCGGCGGCAACCGCATCGACTGCACCTGATAGCGATCGTTTTGGTTTGCCCAAGCAGCCCGCGGGGGCGATCGATCTAGCTGATGGACGGGCTGAACCTGCGGCACTGGTAGAGGAAGCACAGCGATCGAAGGGGTTTGCCAGTGAGGTAGTCTTACGGCTGTGTGATGAGGTGCTGGCGATCGTGCCTGGTCAACTGCTGGGGTTGAGTGGGCGATTGTTTCCCCCGCCGTTTAATCGAGAATGGAGAGTCGGCAGGGTGCGGCATACGTTCAAAAGTCGGACGAGTTCGATCGAGATTTATACACCTCAAGCAAGTTTGCAACAATCGACTACTTCATCTTCTGCACCTACAACTAGCCCAACGGGCGCGTCTCCTGTCGTCCCCGGCAAAATGCAAAACCCGACCCCGACTGCTATGCGCGGAACTGCTTTTGATCCTGCTGGCAGAATTAGAGGCAGACCGCACATGGGTATCGACACAGCGGGCGGCAATGATAACAATATTCTTGCAGCAGAGGCAGGTCGGGTAACATATGCCGCTGTGCGCGGGGGCTACGGCAAAACTTTGATCGTTGAACATTCTGGCGCATGGCAGGGATACGAAACGTTATACGCACACCTCAGTGATTATCGTGTCCAAGTCGGTCAGACGGTGACACGAGGTCAAGTGATTGGGATCGAGGGTTCGACGGGTCGCTCGTCTGGTCCCCATTTACATTTCGAAATAAAACGCAACGGCACAAGAATCGATCCGGAGCCAATTTTATCGCCGTGCTTCCGAGGGGTGTACGGGCAAGGGACCCGAACTAGATTGAAGTGCAACTAAGCAACGTGCTTCCAGCATCCTCTGTTGATAATATCAGTCGCATGACGTCTGCTGATTGGAAAGAGTTTAGCGATCGCCTCATGTGTCATTCCAGATTCAGCCATTGCTCTAATCGCAACAATATCTGCCTCCGTCAGTCGAGCAGAATAATGAGCTTCGCCTTTGACTTGTGCGTGTCTTCCTTTTGCGCACATATCCAAAGCGTTCTCTCTTGGCGTTCCTGCAAATAGGTGATCAGGATTGACGCAGTGCTTGACATCACATTTGTGACAAACAAATAGACCATCTCCAATTTCGCCATGCGCAAGCTCATAAGAAAATCGATGTGTTTTGTAGGCTGACTTTCCGTTGAGGCCGAACACTCCATAGCCGTTTGATAGTCTAGCGCCTGTCCACAGCCAGCAATCACCTTTGCCAAGTCCTGGCGATCGGTCAACCCTGCTCCAAAAGCGCTGCTCCGTTGAAAGTGATCGCTGGGATGCCGACAACTTCAAATGACTGGGATTAAGGCACTCTGAATTTGAACAAGAAACTTTTACAGTCTGACCCTTTGGAACGCGTCCATAATGCAGCTCATAAGACACCCTGCGAACTGGGGCAAGGTAGTTTTGACTATTGATATACATTGAAGGTATTCCCCTGCGGGTCTTTTGCCCCGTCCACAGCCAACACCCATCCGGGTCTGCTAACTTCTCAACCTTGGCAAAAAATCGATCGATCGTGCGATCATCATAGATAGCCGACATACTTGCTAACTCCAAGTTGTGTAGGGTTAGCTGCTGACTAGTGTTGACGCACTTCAGCAGCGCTAGAACTATTGTACCATCAAGCTTTCAGCGATCGCCACATCCATGAGCTGACTTATTCTGGATGTGAAGCTTGGCAAATTAAATGCACAAAAGTAGCAAGCAAAGACCGAATCAGCTACTTTTGTGCATAGGAAAGCTGTCCTTCCTCAAGGGTGGTTGTCGAAAGAAACTAAAGCCCGTTAGCGGTTTCGCCTGAGAAACTAAGCCGCTGGCGGGTTTCAGTATTTTTGGGATTAAAATTAAGACGATTGCAACAGATGCAAGCAACGACACTTAATGCGACTTCAGATAAATATAATCAACGGTAAAGAGAAAAGGCGTCTTAGATCTTCTACAGAGGTAAGCTTATGACTTCCGCATGGGAAAAGGGAATCCCCATCCTAGGACGCCTTCCCCAAGATGCAGAAACGTATCAAGGGAATGAGGTTGTCGAGTGGCTAACCCGCCCGATCGATCGCATCACGATCGAAATTCACGACGCCATCCGCAACTTCGATCGCGACTTCGTAGACCCGACAACCGCCCGCGCCGATGCTCTCGACTGGCTGGCGCAGTACCACGGCTATACAGGCGACTATTGGGACGCTACATGGTCTGTAGCTGCCAAGCGCACTCTCATTGCTAACGCCTTTACCGAGGTATGGCCGAATATTGGGCGATCGTCCCTACTGGAATGGCTACTCGATGTCTTTGGCATCCGGGGCGAATACTATCAGCCTGGAGACTTTCGGGTGGATGTGAACTTCACAGGCGATCCACTCTCAGGCGATGCACTCGATCGATATGTGCTGTTGCCACTGGATGTGGGCGGATATCTGCGTACTAGCAACGAATGGCAACTTGTAGAGCGACTGGTGCGGCTATTTCTGCCAGTGTACGGGCGATCGACTGTGGTCTATGAGCAGTTCTATCTAGACTTTAGTGTGTTGGGCGATCTGCTGATGGAGTAGCTTCAGCGATACTCAAGCTGACAGCGACAGCGTACCCGGCACTGGCATTTCTGAGTGGGTAAGACTGCTTGATCGATCGCACCCCATCCCATGCGGGCATAGGCAGTACACTCAGGGCACGATCGATCGGCATTGGCAAGCAACCGACGCGCTTCTGTTTTGCCCTCATCCTGCCGCGATCGGCGTTCCATCTCGTAGAAGCTGATCTTCCCACTGTCGGCATACAGCCCAATCTGTAGCTGAGCATCGCAGGGCTAACGGTTCCCGCTTTGAGTTCTGCGGCAAGGTGCTTGAGTCCAAACGGCGATCGGTTTCGGCGTCTTTACCGTCATAGTATTGAACTTTGAGGAGGCGTCCGATCGCTAGCCAGTCACGATCGCTCATCTTATCCAAGCCCCCACGACCGCAGATCGCACTGGATGCGTGAAGTTTCCGTAACAGTTCGCCCGCTTCCTGTTGGAAATCTCGCAGCGTCATTTGCCCGCTAGACACTCGATCGCCCAATGTCTGCAACTCTGCTTTTTGCAGCGCGATCGATCGGGCTTCTAGCGCTAGGGTGGCTGATCTAGGGGCATATTGCCCCCGTCCTGCACCGCTGCTGTAGCGCAGTCTGCCGTTGCGATCGAGCTTGTATTCTGCGGCAAAGTCAATCGGAGGGGCGATCGTCATTCCTCTGTGGATTCATCCCCTTCTTCTCTTTCGGTCATATCAACAGTTTCGCGAGACTGCCCGATCGCCCCATACAGGGTTTCGACGGTGGGTGGATCATCTTCAAGCGTCTTGCTGATGGACTCCAGTTCTTTTATTAGTTCTTGCGATCGATCGCCTTGCTTGAATTTGTCCTCCAGCGATCGTCTGCGCTGTTTAAGCTTCTGATACTCCACTAAATCCATTTGCTTGCCTCTTATTAATCAATGCCCAATAGCGCATAAACTCGTGAGACCATCCGGCCTGCTTCATCCTCGCTAATTGGCGTTTCATCTCGATTGTTCCACGCCCGCTGGAGTTGTTGCAGTTCTCGCTTAGATTTTGCATCTAGTGCGCTTGACATTCGCCCGATCGTTTCAGCCACAAGCGGTCGCCAAGAATAGCGATCGAGTAGCTGTTCAGCAATCTCTATTATATAACATCTTCCCCTTCTTCTAATCGCCTTTGTCAATCCCTCTGCATTTATCTCGTAGTGTTTTTCAAAGCCCCCGTATTGTCTTCGTTCACCAATCTCTACTATCACCCTCCTCTTATCGTGGTCACCCCAACAATACCCCTCACATCCCTCCTCATCTACTTCATACTCTCCTTAACCAATAAATCCTACGTTACCATCATTCTCATTCAACTTCGTATAACCAATTGACAATCCTTACTCATCTCTTTTCATATTACACCCCAAAATCCAAATCCCACCCTGAAAACCCAATCACCTTCAAATATTCACTTATCACAACCCTCCCTCATATACTTAACTCTAACCCCAAAACTCCCTCCTTACTCCACAAACACAATCAAACGTCACAACTCATTCTCTTTTATTATACTAACTCTCAACAAATCGCTCTTATTAACCTTTACACTATACCCCAACCTACTTCTCACTCTACCCCTTCCCATCTCACTTACAACATCCTCATACTCCTATACCCACCAACATTCCTATCATCCTATGATTGCTCTTCCTTCTTATGTCTAATTTTCTCATCCCATATATATTCATCCTTCCCACCATCGCGCCTTACCTTTGCTTTGTCGGAAACGGTTTCAGTCGATCGGCAGGTTTTCTTTACGAAATACAGCTACCACCGCAACTGATCGACTTGCCGGGTGTGCAGTTCTTCTTTTTAGCGGCTCCAGTTGATTTCTTGGGCGCAACTCATGTTCAGAGAAGCTTGCAGCACCTTCAGAGGCAAGCTTAAACGTGACGATCGGATCTCCGTCTGGATCTTCAATCTTGCCCGCAAATCGCCGCACGATCGACCCATTCACATCCTCAAACACCACGCGAATATCGCCAGCAGCATCTAGCTTCGCGCCGATGATTCGCTCTACTCCGTCCTGATAAACCTCATCAAGGACATCGATTAGATCTTGCTGTCCCTGTGCATCCAGTCCACTGAGTGGATCAGCAGGTTCAGCAAATTCTACGTCCTCTAGCGTCTCTGCTGCTCGATCGAGTGCCGCCATTGCCTCAGCGATCGACTCATCAGACCCTACAGCATTGGCGATCGCGTCCCACTCTGAATTGGTCAGCAAGTCATCTTCAGCAAAGTTCGATCGATTGCTGTCAGACTGCATCCGAAACGATCGCAGCCATTCACCGTCCCGGTTCGTAATGGTGAAGCTGAACACGCGATCGGCTCCAGGACGCTGATCAACAAATACGCCCTCAAATGCCTGTCCCGCCTCATTCCATCGCCACGATCGGATCTCGTCGATGCCATCTTTATAGCCCTTTTCGCCATGCTGCAACAGGTAGCGCAGCACAGATGGCGCAGTTTGGTTGAGTTCTGCGGCTGATAGCAGGCGATCGCTCAACTCTGCAAACTCTAGCGGCTTGGTGCTGGGTTCCCAACCTGTCGCGCCTCGCTTCAGATGCCAAGCCATCCGATCGCCTTCTGCGGTGACGAGATGCCCTGAAAATTGCCCTTCTGCGGCATTAAAGCACCAGTTGTTTAGCTGGCTGGGTGCAGGGATAAGCTCGATCGCTTGGGGTAGCTGCTGCTTGATCAGCAGGCTTGCCGCTAAGTCCAGATCTTCAGGGGTAGGGTTGCCAGAGAAATTGAGCATATCGTTATCGAGTCAGTTGCACTGTAAGGGCTTCAATCATCCATCCAATTTGCTCGGCTGCGTTCGTGTTGCCGTCTGCCTTATGTCGTTTTGCGGCTTCTTGTAGTGCTGCTAGCGACTCATAGGACGGGCTGTTTTGTACTAGCGTTTGAGCTTCTTCAAATGTCATCGTGTTGAGTCTCCTTTGATGCGGCGATCGGCTTGCAGTGCCGCATTGAATTGAGCCTCGATGAAATCATGCCCGACTGGATCAAACTCTCGGTAGCTCTTGGCGTCAATCATATAGGCGGCAAAATGTTCAGCAAACCATTCTTCATTATTCGTCCTGGAATAGCGCGTCAAACTGCGAACATTGGGCGGGCGTTCAGAGAAGTCTTGAGCAAAGTGAACCTGATGCCCATCTCATGCAGATAAACGCGAAATGTTTTGGTGTCAGCATCATAAGATTCTCGATCGCCACTTATTGCAATCCCCGGTGCTTCCTGCCCACGCTCTAAATCCAAGACAGCATTCTTGACCGTATTTGAAACTACATCAGGACGAACAGTGAATCGCTGAGGATTGGCACTCGATCGAGCATCATTTTTGCTATCTGTAGTGAGATGAACATGATTCATTGCAAGCGCTGTATAGCCGTTGCCGCTCTCTAATGGCTTCAGTGATTCTCGGATTAATCGAGTCCGATCGCCCGATGTTATAGCGTTTGCGGGTGGCACAGAAACCCCTCTACTCTGCAAGTATCGCTGCCACCCTGGATCATCTACAAACTGAGTAGATTCAAGCCCGCGCATTAACCCAGCAGTCTGACTGACATTTTTGCTGTCATCGTAGAAAACCGATTGAACATTTTGCCGTTCAACAAATGCCCGAAACTTGCCTACTCTGACAGCAGCGCCTTCGGTTTGAATTGCGTTCAACGCATCATCGATCGCGCTGCCTGAAAATCGCTTGTCAGAAGTCACAGCATGATTAACTGGCAAAGATTCGGGATATTTTTGCGCTAGCCCTAAGCCATCTGCTTGCTGCTGATGAGAGTCTGACAGCTTGCCGCCTCGCTGCACCTGATTTTTAGCCAGTCCGCGTAGTTCTTTGCCTGTCCTTCTAGCGCTTTGACGCAGGCTTTATTGCGACTGATGCAGGCATAACCACAGCTAAAGCCTACCGTGCAATTCTTCTCTGTTTTCTTCCCTTGCGGGCAGCGGCAAAGTCGAAACTGTGAATTTCTTGGGCTAGCCAATCGATCGCGCTTGCAGCACTGTACTGATGAATCTGTCTGGGTCAACCAGTCGATCGAGCTTTCCGGCTGATATTGCTGAATGTGGGTGGTGAGCCAGTCGATCGGATTGGCAACCGCTTCAGCAAAGTCTTGATCAAGTAGATCTGCTGTCTCTTCCGGTGTGGGTGGTAGTGCGTCTTCTGCGGCTTCCTCAATGTCAGGCAGCAGGGCAGCAGCAGCATCGCTGGGAATGCCGAACACTGATTTAAGCAGCGCGATCGCATTGTCTTTGCTGAGTCCAGATTGAGCAAATCCGGTGATAAAGCCGATTAGCGCTTGTGTTCCACCTGTTTGAAGTTGGGAGAACAAAGCCTGCTGAGGTTCGCCGCCATCTTCCTCAGCGGCTACTGCGCAGTGTCGATGTAATCCTCGCCGTAGACTTGAGCCACCCGATCGGGCTTGAGGCGGATGCCCAACTCCAGCAGCGATTTGTCGCGATCGATGCGGGATTGCTTGGCTTTTTCTTCCTGCTCAGCCCGTTCTGCGGATCGCAAATCGGCGCGGGTTTCACGACGAACGATCGGCGGATCACCCGGCAGACGATTGACTTCGTGAATCCACAGCCAGAAGTCGGATAGCTGTTCATCTAGCAGGTTGCAGTAGCCGTCAATTAGCCCTGACTCTCGATCCTCAACCTGCGAAATATTGGCGGCATAGCTTCCACTCGACTGATCCGAGTAAAGCACTTCGCCCAGAATTACCTTACAGATCTCGTGGTTAGCAGTGCGAATCAGTCCCTCGTGAACTTCTGAACCTGCCTTGCCTACGGTGTCCAGGGTTTGAGCAGTGAACCCCTGCGGCAGTCGTGCCCAACCCTGCGGTGAAACTGCCCGCAAGAAATTGTTGAACGACTGCAAAACCGTCGCTTGGTCGGGGATCTTTTCGCTGAAGTTGACAGGGTGTGTCCCCAAGATTGGCGGTGAACCTGCCCGATCGCTGTGCAGCAGCCACGCCTTACGCGCCTCATTCTTAATCGTCCACCAAGGCCAAATTGAGTATCCCAGCCCCAAACCCCACGGGCTACCATCGCCGTCGAAGGTATAACCAGAAACCGCTTAATCGGGCAGCGTTCGCCTGTAAACGGGTGTTTGCGCGTCAGCAGGCGCAGTTCATAGCCGCCAACGGTCGTGATCTCGGTCGCAGGGTCAAGATCTTCGCCTGTGCAGACTGGAATCGATCGATCGTCCGGTCTGTGGTGGGTGAAGGCAATCGATTCTGCGGCACAAACTGAAATGAGGGCAGCAGCAGATCGCCATGCTCGTGATAGTCCAGACGCAGCACGGCAAAGCCGCAGACCATGCCAGAGTCGAGCAGAGTTGAAGTTAAAGACTCATAGCGAAGCTTCGCTCTGCCGCCGCCAAGCCCTAGAAGCGATCGCACTTGATCTGCTGCTTTCAGGTCGGCTCTGACTCTGAAGATGCCTCAACAACGAGATCGCGGGCTTGAATGGCGAGGCGTAACCGAGTCAGCGATCGCCTGACTTCGGTATCACGCCGCATTGCTAAATACTTGGTGTAGTCACCGCCCAAATGCAGGGCTAGATACTCATCTTGAGGGGCGATCGAGTTTCCCACTGACAGCGCCAAGTGCGGATCAGTGGTTGACAAGTCCAGCTTCGTAGATAAATCGAGCGGCAAAGCTTAACGCAATGGGGTGACTGCAATCACGGTAGGAATCACGGCGTTACTGTGGGGGCGATCGGGCGATATTCGCTTACAGACTTTGGGCAACTTTCCATGCGGGGTTGCTGCTCACGCCTGCTGCTGAATAAGAGACAGAGAACAGCGATCGGGCTTCCTCGATCCATGCCGTCATCACTGCTGCTGCCATTACTGCATCGTCAGTTGCTCCACTTTCAGCGTGTCTAGTGCGGATTTTGTTAGCAACTTCTTCCACAAACAGCGGCAGTTCTTTGGCTAAGGTGGAGTCGGCAGGATAGACAATCTGACTGCGTTCGTGCATGAGTACCAAGCGATCAGTGTTGACCAGCTTGCTCATATTGCTGTGATTGACTGTTTCTACTCGCAATGCAGGACGTTCAGATGCGATCGCTTGGGCGTACAATGTGCCGCCTGAGTTGACCTCGATCGCCAACAGTGCAGGATTGTATCGATCGACATGGTCGTAGCAGGCTTGCAAATAATAGTCTTTCCCTTTGTGATGACTGCGCCATTCTGCTGCAAGCGAGGTCACAGCCAGATCGGTGATGTCCCACACCTGAATCTGGAAGTAGTCAGCACCGCCAAAGGATGGATCGATCGAGATCAGGTAGTTGCGACCAAATGTAGGCTCCTGCCATTCCCCGATCGAAGCATTGACAATGAGATTTTGAGCAAAAGCTGGTTGCTAGCGTCATCAAAGCCTAAGTTGTACTCTCGCTGTAATCGAGCCTCGGTTAGTCCGTCTTGCTCTCGAACCTGATCTAAGAAGTGAGGGATCGATCGATAGATTGGATGCGCCTTAAAGTGAACGATGAACTTCGCCCAGCCATTTGCTGCTGTCCAGTGCTGTACCGGATCGATCAACTCTTCCCGCATGAGTCGGCAGGTTTCCAGCAGATTGCGATCGCCATTGCCGGAATTTAGCTGATTCAGTAAAAACCAGACTGCGAATCTGGCGTACTCAGCAAGATAGTGCGGGCTGCGCTGCCTAGCATTCGCTGCGAAGGTGAAGCAGCACCGTAGATCTCCTCGATCGAGTCCACAAAGGCGCATTCATCGTAAAGGATGTCTGAGACAGACTCAAAACCCCGTCCGGCGTTAGGGGTTGAGGTGAGAAAAACAATGCGCCCCCCGTCAATCAAGCTCAAGTCTTCCAAACTGCTGCCAGCTAGCCTGATCTTGGGATGAGTGTTTGCCATCATCCGAATACGGCGGGCAATGTTGCGCGTGTCTTTTTGATTTTTAGAGAATACAAGCGCTAGATAGCCTCGAAACCTAGCCGCTTTGTGCAAGAACTTACAGGCAATGTACTCGGTTAGCCCCATCTGGCGAGTTTTAGTAATAACTACGCCGCGATGAGTGTCTATCAGCTTGTCTAGCGTTAGCTGGTAGTCGTAGGGGATGAATGGAACCATTTCTAAGCCCGATCGGATGAAGACACCTTTTGCAAAGTCTTCAAACTCTTCGGGAATCTCGTCGTTTACCTTGAGCAGATCTTCTTGCTGGAGTTCACTCTTCTGACAATGCACTAAGGCTTGCTTGAACCCGCGTTCTAGTATCGCTAAACCCATCGATCGCCGCCTCTACTACTGCTTGTGGAATCCAGCCCGCATCAGCCAAGACCTTGAGGGCTTCGAGTTCTGTCATTCGCTTCGCCCCCCACTCTTGCGGGTATTTGCGCTCTAAAAGCCACGCTGCCGCCTGCCAACTCGATCGCGTCTCGGTCGAAGTTTCAATGATTGGTTCGCCGTTTCGATCGACCCCTTCTTTGACCCGCACAGACTTTGAACCCTTCGCAGCTTTGGAGATGTTGGCGATTGCATCCTGCTTAAACTCAAATTCCGCCTTTTTTATAGCCTCTGCAAACTCTGCAAACACTGCATAATCGGGTCGATCGCTGTGCGTCCCCAAGCCTCTAGATAGCCACTCGCGTCCCGTCCCTTCTGCTACACCTGCCATCAGGCAGGCATCCTTAAAACTGCTGCCCTTCTTGAGGGAAGAGACGATCGACTTTTGAATGGCAGGAGTGAGTAAGGTGTGACGTGGCACTGTTTTAAGCGAAATCCATTGATTTTATTTATGGTCGACGCGATCGCCCTCCTACCTTGAGGACAGTTCGCCGTTTTCGCTAACTAATGGTTGTAGCTGCTCCCAACAAACCCACCGCAGCCCAAAAAGCTGCGCTTGCTGCCCTTGCAGGCGAACCCGTCGATCTGCAAGGGATAGAACTGTTTAAGGCAGGAGTTAGGCGGGATTCGCTAGGGCGGCAAAAAGAGTGGACGCAGGCAGAACTCGAAGAAGCTGCCACCGCATACAACGAAATTGCTGGAAAGAACACGACGCCCCGATCTTAATTGGGCATGACAGCAATACTGCCTACGGATGGCTGAGTAAGGCTTACCGCCAAAGCGATCGGCTGAGTGGAGACTATCGGCAAGTAGAGCCTGAGTTTGCCGCTGCTGTGACGGCTGGGCGCTACAAGAAGCGATCGATCTCGCTCTATCCACCCGACCATCCCGACAATCCCACGCCTGGGCGCTTCAATATTCGCCACGTTGCCTATGTGGGTGTGCCTGCGGTCAAAGGGAATGGCTGATCACGTTTTCAATGATGACGGCAAAGACTTTATCACGATCGAATTTGGCGAAGCTGCTGATCACTCAGAAGGCTCGATGGTGTTTGGCGCGATTGCTGACACGCTCTGCTCGAATGCGCGATCGCCTGATCGAGTCTGATGGCGTGGAAAAAGCCGATCAGCAGATTTCGCCCTACGCGATCGAGCTAATTCGCAACGCTCAGCCCTCATTCCCTTACGAAGATTTTCGCCTGTTTGCAGATGAGGTCATGCGTCGTCTGCAAGCGATCGAGATGCCGCTGTCCTCACTCTCTCCCTACTACTCTGAAATGACTACAGAAACAGAAGCCACCAACTCAACCGAGTTAGAAGACTTGCGCCAACAACTGCAAGCTGAGCGCGACAAAAACAATGCTCTCACGCTGGAACGCGAACGCGATCGCGTCAATGCCTTTGCTGAAAAGCTCGTCACGATCGCAAGATTGCCCGCACAGAAAAAGCCGAAATTATCGAACTAGCGCTGGCGATCGACCACTCCAGTCAGGTCGAATTTGCTGAAGGCAACAGTGCCACACCGCGCGATCGCTATCTCCAGCAACTTGACGCCCGCAAGCCGATCGTCTCAGTTGGCGACATGCCGACCCGACCGGGGGATGCACCTGATTCATTCGCGGAGAGCGAGATCGAGTCGCGTCATTTGGATGGGGCTAGCCCAGAGTCGATCAAACTCGATCGCCAAATTCGCGCCCGGATGAAATCAGACAACCTTAGCTACGCCGAAGCCATGGATGCGATCGGCATTGTTCTCTAGGAGTAAAAAATTATGAGTTCTCAGCAAACCGGAACCCAAACGATCACCATCCAAGCGGCGGCTGACATTCCGATGAAGCGCTTTGTCGGCTGGAATGATCAGACTGCAACCGCAGGCGCAGCAGTTAAAGGCGTTTCAGATCACGTGATCAAGTCAGGCGAAAACGGTCGCTTGATCTACGGCATCACGGCAATGGTGGAATCGGGCGCAGCGGTCGATGGTACAGAAACACGGCTAGCCAGTGACGCATCAGGTCGTGTGATTCCCTATACCACTGGCGCTGTTGCCGCTCGGTTTAAGCGCGGTCAAACTGCCACTGCTGCCGGACAGCTAATTGAAGTGTTCTTCTGCCTAGCTAATAACGACCGCTCGATCGACCCCTAACCATTCAACGATTCTGGAACCGCCATGCTCGACATTTCATTAGAAGCAACACGCGCTAAGGGGAATCTGGTACTCACCCAGCTAGCGCAAGAAACGAAACAGCCTGAGTTTGTGATGCGATCGATCTTCCCGCTTGTGCCTGTCCCCACTTACGGCGGCACAATTCCTAAAGGGGATGATTCGATCTATGAAGAAGTAGACGACAACCGCGCCGACGACACGCCCTACCCTGAGATCCAAGAAGGGATCGACGGTGGCCCCGCATTCCGACTCACCACCAAGGGTCTGAGCTATCGCGTCCCTGACAAGCGTCGTCGCGAGTTTGAAAACCTGCGGATCAACTGGGGTCGTCGCGCCGTTCGTGCCCTGATGAAGCGCGGCGGACTGATGCACGAAGTGGAAGCGGCAAACCGTGCCACCAATCCTGCTAACTACGCTGCCTCGAACAAGATCACGCTAGCAGGCGGATCGCGCTTCAACAACGTTGACCCTGACCCGATCATCCGTACTGGCTGAGCGCGATCGCGCTTGGCAGTGGCAGCGATGCCAGTATTGGGATCATGGGGCGCTTGGTGTTTCGATGCCCTAGCGACCAAGTTTTCTCAAAACTTCACAAGCACTGGCACGTCTCCGGGCTTGAGAAACCAGCTAACGCTAGATGTTCTCGCCAACATCTACGGGCTGCGCAAAATGCTGATCTGCAATGCGATCGTCAAGCGCAACGGTGCCAAGCAGCGCGTATTTGGGAATCACATGGTTCTCGCTTCTGTACCGGAAGAGACGATCGAAACGGGGATGCTGAGCTATCGATCCAATGCTGCGCTTGACTTTGAGATTGACCCCAGCTTTGGCTACACGCTCGTGATTGACGGCAACCCGCAAGTGTTCGATCCGTACTACGACAACGATCGCTCTGCCACCGTCTACAAAATGGACTTCGATCGCGCCCTTGGTCAATACCGGGGTTGATGATTCGGGTCTATTCACGCACGGCTACTTAATCGAAAACGCAGTCTAGTAGGAGACAAGAAAATGCCAGAAGAATTGAAGCAGTCTTACGAAGTGATGTCACCTGTCTTTGCTGATGGTGTCACCTATCAAGTTGGCGAAAGCATCGAACTGACCGAGAAGCAAGCGCAAGCAATGCCGACTGCCGTCCGCAAATCGTCGCTAGAGCAGCGGCTTGTCGCAACGCCTGACACCCCGCTTGTGAACTTGAACGAAGCCCTAGAAGCAGATTTGCTCAAGATGGGTCTTAGTCAATCGATCGCCTTGAAGCTGGTGCAGGCACGTCCGATCACCTCGCTAGAAGAAGCGCGGGTAATCGTCGGCAAGCAAAAGTGGACTGAGATTCTCGCTTGGAGTCACGATCTAATGTCCACCCCGCACACGGTTGAGCAGCCATTCTCAAAAGATGGCAAGGAATATCAGATCGGAGACTCGATCGATCTGACCCCGCATGAAGCCGGATTACTTGCTCCACAGGGGCTAGTTTCCAAAAAGCCGATCGAAAAGCCGACAGAACGCAAGCCTAAAAGCGGTGATTCAGATTGATCTAGACGATCGTGTCGCGCAGTCTGTTTTAGGACGACTGCGGCGAAGGCTACAGCGTCCCGATGCTCTAGTGCGGCAGTGGGCAGCGATCGTCGAAGATGAAATCGAAACTAGCTTTACTCGTGAAGCTGCTCCTGATGGATCTCCTTGGGCTGCTCTTGCTCCCTCAACCCTGCGCGATCGTCGTCGTCAGGGTTTTTCTTCGGCTCCCATTTTGCAGCGATCGAGCGAGGGCAAGCGCGGCATCAGAGTAGTCACACAGGGCACGACCGATCACCGTGATCAGTACGAAACAATACATGGCACTGCACAACAGCAAAAGCCGCAATCAAGAGCGGCGGCAGTTTGTGCCAGATTCCGACGATATTGAGCGCGGGCAAACAGGCGATCGACTGCGGCAGGCAACCGAAGCTTATCTCAATCCCACATTTGGCGATTTGTGCAAGGAGAGGTCGATCGACTGCCGATCGTGGGTCGCCTCTTTCGCCGCTAGAGTAGGTTAAATTTGGTGTCGCGGGCGATCGCATAAGTGAGTTCTGAAGGGTCGATCTCGATGCCGTTTCTGCAGTGTTGATTCAAGCTCAGATCGATCGAACCCCAATACTGGGGCAACCGCTTCGGCACTACTACCAAACCGAGCAGGGCGTAAGGTTGATTAGCCGGAATTTGCAGGGCACGGTTGAGGCGTGGCAGCACATAGATCGGCACTTCTTGCCCCAACATTTCGACACGCTGTAGCCAGTGATGGTCATAACCCAGCCCGATCGCTTTGGCAAGATCGCGGCGTGACATTTCCAGATAAGTTCTACGCTCTAAAATGCGTTGCCCAATTTGTTGCTGAATGGTGATCCGACGATCTTCTTCGGTGTCAGCGCGATCGCTTGAAATCACAGTTGGCTCGATCGGTTCTGGGTTGTTTGCTAACTCTTCATCTGCCACCCGATCGCGATAGATGTCAACTGCGGTTTTGACTTCGCGATAGGTGAGTTTTCCACCTTCAGGGACGGCATCATTTGCCTGTTGCCAGACTGCTTTGCGATCGTCGGATGGCACAAGCGATAGTGGGCGCAGATGGGATTCTCGAATCAATCCAATTTCGCCAATTGGCGAAATTTCTCTTTCAATTTTGGCAGCAGTTAATTCCCGATAGAGGTAAGACTCTGTCTGCTCAAATTCAGCCGTCACACATTCGCGCCAACTGCTATAACCTAACGCTCGCCATCCTTCTCTTTCCTCCAAATCTAAGAGCAGCGATCGGGCGGATTCCAAACAGTTCTTGATGGAATCGACGCAGTTGCGGGCTTCGGTTTCGTCCATCAACAGGACGGCGGCAGAGATGGCAGAAATCATAAGAGTGAAGCGAATTTCGACGATTTGAATTGATTCTAAGGGCGAATCGATCAGAGTGAGAACATCCGTTCTTATTGAGTATAGAAATTCGCTAATTGTGCCCTATTTAGACGTTCAAGTCATGCGCGATCTATTTGAAGAGACGGAGCTTGTTGAGGTGACAAACCTCCGAGCGCCCGGTGCTTTTTCGATCGATATGGCGCGGCTGCAATCTGCGATCGATGGGGCGATCGGGATCTGTGATGGTTGGCTAGCGCTAAAGTACGCCCTGCCAATCACAAACCCAACATTATTAACTGCATTGCGCATCCACAGCGCCAATATTGCCCGCTATCTGTTGGACTCTTCGACAGAACCAGAGCAAAAGAAATACGACAGCGCGATCGGTTGGCTGAGGGCAATAACCAGCAATAGTGCCACTGCGATCGGGTCAGACGGCGTAACCGATCCGGGTGCAGAAGAAGCGATCGCAGTCGTTCTGTATGAAGTTCCACCCGCCCGCTATGGCGCACTGGCGGAGGGGTTGCCGTGGTAACTCCGCTGCAAGTTCAGCAATCACTGGAAGCCCGGATCGAGCCATTGCAGGAGATGGCATACGATCGCTCAGCCTTGGGCGGTCACGACGACGCTTTACCCAATGTCGCCAACAGCTATTCGGTGGCCTATGAGGGGTCGCGCTACGAAGAGGACGCGCCCACAGCCCGAATGACTGAGATATTGACGCAGACGCGCACGATGATCTTCGCGTCCTATGTGGATGTGATCGACTTGCAGCGCGACTACCGCAAAGCTTTGATTCTGCTAGAGGCGATCGTCAGTGCGATTAATGGCTTTCGACCCGATCTGCCCGATGTGCTGTCGGGGTTTCGCGTTACGGATGACGCTCCAATTGCCGTACGCAGCGATCGCGGCACTGCCTATCGCTATCGCGCCCGCTATGAGATTTTGACGCGCCATACTTCCGTCCCAACTCTGCCGCCGTTTGATCCGGTGGGAGTGTTGCGCCTGCGGCTGGGTGTGTTTCGATCGCCTGTTGCACTGTTGGGTGAGCCGCCGCCTGTCTCGACCAAAGATCTCGAAGTTTTAATCGATTTGGAGTAATCCGCCTATGCCGCCTCTAGTTGCCTTGCCGCCCCGTCCGGGGATCTTTGTGGGAGAGCAAACCGCTGGCCCCACACCACCCGCGATCGCCCTCTATCAGCGCAGCTACGTATTGATGATTGCGAGTTCTGCCACGATCGCCGTGGGAGTGCCGACCGCGATCGGCAGTATGGACGATCTAACCAATCAGTTTACCGGGGTCACCCAACTCACTCGCGACTCGATCGAGTGCTACCTCGCCAACTATAAATCGGGCTTGTTTGTCATTCGGATGGCAACGTCTCCAATGACGACTGTGACCGTGACGGGGACTGCGGCAGGCGCAAAGACAATCACGATCAACGGTACAGCCATCACCTACACGGCAGTGGGTGGCGACACCGCGACAACCATTATCACCAACCTGATCACGGCGATTAATAACAACGCCACGGTAGGCACGGCGGTAGAAGCGATCGCTGAACTGAATGCAAGCGGAACGCCAATCTACACCAATTCGCGCTTCTATATTCGATCGCGCTCCACCACGACATTTACTGCAACTGCCGGAACTGACCTAACAGCGGCAGCGGTGGCCGTTCCCGCCTCGCCGTTCTACTGGGATTACACCAACGGCATCCAAGCGCTGGAGACGACTTTGCAGACGGAGCCTCTGGGCTTTTTGACCTGTCCTCGCGCTTTCCATGAACTGACGACTGTGTATGAGCGCAACATCGTCGCCAACACGCTCGAGTCTCTAGCCCGATCGCTCGGTTGCTACGCCTACATTGATCCAGGTTCACCCACGATCATTAACACTGCTGCTAGAGCGGTGACTGAGTTCGTCGGGGCCACCGCAATTCGAGGTCATAGCGCGGCGTGGTATCCCTACCTACGAGACGCAACTGCAAACCTGATTGCGCCCTCGGTTGCCGCCACAGCGATCGCTTTATCGCGCTATGCCAGCGAGGGTATTCATCAGCCTCCAGCAGGCGGACGCTATCCGCTCAGCGATATCGGGTCGTTGGTTCATGTTCTCTCGAATGCCGATCTAGACCTGTTGGCAACCAATCGGATCAACCCGTTTGTGTTCAAGCGGGGCGTGGGCTTTATTGCCTTTGACACACTGACGCGATCGATTGACACCAACTTTAGACACATCAACACCCGCGTGATTCTGTCCTGTCTGGAGCAATCGATCCAAGACACCGTAGACGCTAGCGGCAAACTGTTTGAGGCGATCGGCGGGCGGGGGCTGTTTTTCTTCCAGATGCAAACCCTAATTGAGGGCGTCGTTGCCCGCTTCTATTCTGGCGATGCACTCTATGGAGTTTTGGCAGACCAAGCCTACAAGGTGCGCTGCACTGCCGCGATGCAGGAGGCCGCCGATCTAGAGGCTGGCATTGTCAATGCTGAGGTCTATGTGGTTCCAGCAGGAACGGCGCGACAAATTCGGATCACCGTGTTCCGAGTGCAGATTGGCAAGCTGGCTGAAACATTGACAGGCGTTGGAGCGTAGGAGATAAAGCAAAATGGCAGTCAAGTCTGAGTCAAATTTTCTAATTATCTGCAACTGGGACAGCACTCAGTACGCATTTACTGAGATGACCGGGGGCGAATCCAGTCGTGAGTCAGAGCAGTATCCCCTGGCGCTGATCGACGGCATGGACTCAGTGTTAGGTCGCGATCAAGTGTCGAATATTGTTCTCCGCGCCCCATACGACCCGGAAGAACATAACGAGATCTACCGGAAGTACAAAACCTATTGCCAAGAGGCGATCGAGGTGACAGCACAGCCGATCACGGTCTGCCCTGAAACTGAGCCGGATGGCGATCCTGAAGTGTTCTTAGGCTGTAAGCCTGTGCGCTGCAAGCTGCCCGATAAAAACCGGGGCAGCACCACGCCTGCTGTGTTTGAGGTCGAGCTAAGCGTCCGCGAATCCAAGCTGGGATAGATAAATGGCAAAACTAGAGCAAGTTGACCTGACAGAGCCGGAAAGTGCGATCGCGCCTGAGGCGACTGTGGAAGTGACGATCGAGCCTCAAGAACATACGCTCGAACTCAGCAGAGGCATGGTCGCGCGGTTTCGCAGTCCGATGGTGGGTGATCTAATTGCCTGCGAGAAAAAGGGTGTAAACCTGACCGATCGCAACGACTTGATGCGGTTGTGTCGCGAAATGGCAGCAATGACCTGTTTGCAGTGGGGGGCAGAGTCGAAGATGCCAGAACCCGATCGAATTCGACGGGCAGACAGTGACGCCAAAGTAACGCTATTTCTAAACCTGCTATCGGGTGTGTTTGAAGATGCGGACGTGAGTGGCGTTGCTACTGTGCGATCGGGGCAGTCGAAGCGGCATGAGGGCTTTGATGCCTACGAAATTGAGCTACCCAACGGCGATCGAGTGGTGTTTGATGAACCCACTGAAGCCGATATGCAGAAAAAAGAGAAAAGCCGCACCTATACCGAGGGATGCTAAAGCTGGCAGCTAGCCTGTGCAGCGAGTGGAATGGTGAGGCGGTTCACTGGACAAAAGCATTGCAACGATTATCACAGCTATCACTGGAGGGCTTTATCAGGGTGGCAAACACCCTGAACACCTTTTCTGGCTGATGTTTATGTGGATCGATCGCTTTGGCTAGAAGCAACCTACTGCATGAACAACGACAGCTTTGCAGGATTGGAAGCTTGGGAAAACATGCCGATGCGTAAGTGGCTTGAGTTGCTGAAGGTGCATAACTCGATTATTGAGCGGCGCAATGAAGCAATGAAGCAGAAGTAAAGCTTTGCTGTGATTGCTGCCAGTTTTGCGATCGATCGGGCAGTCTTGAAAAAAATCGTCACTCCTTCTATGAATCGAGCCATCCTTGCTGCTGCTGCGATCGCCCTGCTAACTGCCTGCAATCCTAAATCGTCTGAACCTTCTCCACAGGTTGAAGTCTCGCCATCAGTAGCGGCTAGCCCCAATGTTGAGCCTGATGCCACAGGTAGGGGCTTTAGATACACCGTCAATCAAGGCTTTAACGTTCAATCTTTGTCGATCGGAGTTGGGCAGGTTTTGGTGCTGCCTGAAGGCGTGAAAGTAGGCGTCACTATTCGCAATGATGGCACTCAGCCTGTAGACTTCTATCCGGATCAGGGCACTAGCGCGGTGATAGACAGCAGGCAACTCGATTCGGCTCCCTTGGCGACAGATGGCGATGTAAGCGGCAACTATCAACCAGGAGCAGAACGGACGGGTGGAATACTGTTTCCAACTCCTGAAGGACAACCCATTGACCCCAACGAAGTCAAACAAATCAAGCTAATTCTGGGCGAACTTGGCGGCAGTCCAATCGAGATAGAAATCGACCTTGATCAGGCTAGCCAAAGGACTGACAACTATGCCAGTCGCGCCTGTCTTGCAGCGTCAAATCGAGCCTGAATCTCGCGAACCACCGTATCAGCGATCGCGGCAGGATCGGAAATGCCGTGGATGTGGATGCCGCCAAGATTTAAGGTTGTACTGCCACCTGCTGAAGCCGATCGGAGGTTTCGCGCTGGAATAATGGTTTCGCTGCTGTTCGCTATAACTACCTCAGCACCCGCTGGCATCGCCCGCGCTTCCCTTGCTGCTGCTGCCATTAGCCCGCCTGCTGCATTCGGGATCTGTCCGTTAGCGCGATTAGGGACTGTTGCCGGGGCTGTCCATCCTGCAACGGTTTGGGTACTCAGTGCAGCACTCAATCGATCGCCTGCAAGCGTGGCTGATTCTTGGGCGCGATCGGCTGATACCGTCTGCCCGCCCGTGGCAACTCTGAAGATATTGCGAACCGAATCGAACAGCGAGAAAAGGGCGTCTCTCATCCGTCTAGCTGCCGCTAAAACTTCCTCACGTCCATCTGCGGCAAAGAATGCGTTGGCTGCATTGAAGAACTCACCGATCGGTCTAAAAAAGTTCTGAACCTCTGTCCACAGGCGATCGCGATGCTCATAAACGGTTTTTCCTAGCAAGGCAAAGACTGCGACAACGGCGAGCGCGAGCGGGGCGATCGCGATCAACGGTAGGCCGACTAAGCCCGCTGCAATTCCACCTGCCACCGTGACAAACGCAGACACCAAAGGCGGCATCATTGCCGCTAGGACTGCTGATCCTGCACTTGTGATCAAGAATCCGCCAACTGCGCTCACCAAGCCCAGCGCCGCAGAAACTAGGGCAGGCACGATCGCGGCTCCGATTGCACCCAAGGCTAAAACAATCAGTGATCTAGTATCCAGCGTTATTATTGCGGATACCAAACCGGAAACAAGCCCGCTCAAAAGCTTGCCAAATCCAATCCCGACCAAGCCAATCAGCGCCCCAAAGTCGATCGTGGATATCAGCGTGGTCAAGTGATTAAAAGCAATACCTGCAAAGCGCCCGATCGCAGCCCCGATCGCGCCGCCGTCAACCTTGGATAGCAGCGCCCCAGCATTCGCCGTCATGCCATTAAAAAGATTGCCAAGCATTTCGCCAATCGGAGCCGCCGCAATCCGATCGAGCCCTTGAGTAACGCGATTCTTGAATCCGCCGACATAAATCGGAATCAGGCGCAGAATATCGCCCGCATCGCCGCCTGCTTCTGCAACGGCCTGTAGATTCTTGACGAAGCCGCTGACCACTTTGATCGCCGCTGTCGCTTTATTGAAGCCGACTTGCAGGATCTTCATCGGGTCAACTGTCAGCCCTAACGAGTTGAGCAGCTTACTAACGCCGCCGTATAGACCATCGCTGCCCACCAAAGCCTTGAGGAAGTCGTTAAAAGAGGTGAATACAGACTGAACACCAGACACCTCTAGCTCTAGATCGCGACTCATCCCAAACACACCAGAAACAGGATCGAAGAGTCCAGACTTGAAGCCTTGGATCAGGCCGTCTACTGATTCACCTGCTCTGGACTTGAATTCATCTGTAACGAATTTCTGCGCAGCATCTTGCAACAGTTTTAGGCGGGCGGCAGGGTCAAGCGATTTCAAGTCCTGCCCCGTTGCTTTAAGTGATTCCTCCAAAAAGTTCATTACCTGCGGCAATTCTTGGAAGAATTCAAACTGTTTCAGTTCAGCCAAGCTTGCTCCACCTAGTGCGCGAGACAGTCCAAACACGACTTGCTGACCCGCCAAGCCTGCACCTGCACCCAAAACGCCGTAAGCTTCAGAGATTTTTACCAGTTCGTTTTCTAGTCGCTGAGTATCGACCGCCCCTGCCGCATCTTTTACAGCTGGAATCAGGTTGTCAGTGATACCCCGCGCGATCATCTGATAGTCAGAGGTCACACCGGGAAGATTGGCGGCAGAGGCGGCAAGGCGACCGTTGAGGCGATCGACCATCAAGCCCGCATCCTCGAAGCTCTGCCCTGTCATCGCAGCCAAGCTTGAAGCAGTCGTCATGTTGCTTAGCTGAAGCTGCATGTTCTCGCCAAGATTGGCTTGAAATGCGCCAATCCCACGCTGAATCACACCCGTTACAGAAGTAAACGCAGCCGTGAGGAGATTGGCTTGCACCACGCCCTTGCGTAATCTGTCCGACCATGCTGCGCATCCCAGCCTCAGCGCTGCTGGTATCGACTTGCGCTTTCAGCCCACCGATCGATCGCTGAAGCTTGGCAACGACTGACGATGCTTGGTCTTGCGCTTTGAGAATCAGGGTAGAAACGATCGCCAAAATAGAGCCTCTTAGCCTACTGGCTAAAGCTTGCCAAGCGGCTTTGTAGAACTATGTCAAAACACTTTGATTCGCTTCTAGCGAAGTTCGCGCATCTGTCATAAGCCTCGATCGATCCAGCGCGATAGTCAGGATGTTGCACAATTGCCCCTCAGCAGCAGTGTGTCGCTGTAATCGACGGGCAGAGCGGGCGATTTTGGCTAGAGCAAACACAACGCAACCCTTTTGTAGCGTCACAAGGTATTGATTTGGTGGACAAGATTCGCGGCTACTTTGCGCCGACATAGGGAGCGATCGATTAAATGCCTTGGACTGTCAGCCGAACTACTAGCAGCGGAGCCGGAATCATCCTAATCACGCCCGACAATGCAGATCTGGGCGCAAACTGGGATATGCAGTCTGCACTGGATGCGGCGATCTCGCAAGGATTAGCGGGCATCAGTAAGGTTGGGTTGAACTCCTATCTTGCTGACAGTAACACTGGGATTCGGGTTGAGGGTTTCTCAGGGCAAACCGGGTTTCTATTCTTTTCAGGGATTACCTTGGAATGTCGAAATCGATTCTTCCTGGGGGACAATTCTAGGATTAAGTTTCAGATCAAGAACTCAAACAACATTAGACAGGCTCGACCCCTGTTAATTATTAATTTCTTTCCTGTCGGCTACTTTGACGGTGAAGGGGCATTCTCGATCGGGCAAAACGTAGTTTTACACACAAACGGCTTTGATTTCAGCTATCGAGGTACTGGCGGCAGTAACACCTATAGCGACGGGGCGATCATTGATGCGGGCTGGCGAAATAACGGCAGCGCGATCATTAAAAATTCTACGTTTGCTTCGGATGCCTCAAACGGCTCAAACGCAATCTACTTCCTGAACAACAACGCTCAGTTTGAAGATGTGAAGCTGGTCGGATTGGTTTTGGAGATTGCCAAACCTGGCATTTTTAAGGGGTTTACGGCTACCGAGTGCAGCAAGACCAAAACCTACGGCATAAATGGCGGATCAGGTTTCTACGTTTTCGAGGATTGGACGTGGATCGACTGTGATGAAGACTTCGTTTTTCAAAGGCAAAGTCAGACCATCTTTATCGACTGCGCGATCGACCTAAATAACCTGTCGGATGATATCGGTGGCGGTGGTTTTGGACTGTTCAAGAATTCGATCGAGTTACAGGGGGGTTCAAGTTTTGCCAATGGCAACTTTTACCTGCAAGATCCGACAGCATTCGACAGCTACAGTCGTAGCTTCAATAGCTCTGGTCGCATCGAGGGCGGCAATGCAGAGGGAACCTCGATCGCGGTAAACAGCGATCGGATTTGTGCAACTGTGCATCGAATCTCGAAAGGGCAGTCTACTGCAAGTGATTTTGATAGGTCGGGCATTTGGGCAGGAATAGCGGTCAAGTATGGGCGGGAACCTGTTCCGATTTCACTTACTCTAAATGGCTTGAAAAGTGGAAAGCAGCTAGTTCCTTTTGCTTCTGCCTCTGACAGTCAAATCACGCAATCCAATGCGGCGACGGTCGCCACCTATACCGGATTTGCCGTTAATTACAGCACTCAATTAGTCACGCGATCGAGTGGAACAGAGGCACAGCTTTATGATTGGTTGGCGCTGGAAAAGTCCAACTTGACTAGTAGCGGGGTTGTGGTGAACGGACTGACCCTGCCAAAGTGCGCTCTCCCAACACTGGATACAAAAATCTATGATCGCACTTCTGGAGAATTCGCCTACAACCTGCGAATTGTGGGGTCAGACTTTACAACAGGAAGCCACACGATCGCAATGGCGTCGGGTCGGACGCTAACCTTTGCGATTGCTGCTGATCATTCTGCTGTTCGCATTTCAATTCCCTCAACTGGAATCGTGCATTTTGAGCAGGGTGGAACCGCAACGCTGGCAGGCACTTTCGCCGCAGGTGCAACGATTAACAATGGTTCTGCTTCTGCCCTCACCGTCCTGGCGGACTACGACCAAATCGCCAACATTGCCACAACATCAACAGGTGGAGGATCGATTAGCGTTCGATCGGCTCCCGTCACTTTTACCGGATTCCCGACCGCAGCAAATGCCAACGGTAGAATGCCTGATGCGACATTTGGCGTACAGGACGTGAGTTCTGGCACTTGGCATACCTACGATGCTTCTAGTGGATCTGTCAGTGTGTCTTTGAGCGAGTTGGCAACTGCGCCCGCCTATCAGCTAATTGTGCGAGGAGATGCGATCGGGTGGATTCGCACACCGGATAGCACGATCGATGCTGACTACTCAGGCACTTTAACTTCGCCAATCTGTTCCGAGAAATTGTGGATGAGATGGCGATGCGATGGTTGGCCTCGGCACTCAGTCCGTGATGGACAAAATCACCTACAACCAATCAGCAGGACGATTTGAGATTGACTCAGGCGCGATCGATTTCTTCTCAGCACTGGATAAAAAAGAGGTGCTGACGAGTTCGCAAAGGTGGGCTGACGGTGTTTGATTCTGCCCTTGGTGCGGCAACTCAACTTTATTAAAAACGCCTACGCCAACCTGATTCAATTTCCTACCCAGCTAACAGCAGCAGCATCGGCAACAGCGGCAACGTCACCGATTCTGACTGATTTTGTGGTGATGCGGACGGGCGATCCGACTGCTGATGTGTTTGTGCATGGACTGCCAAGCACAGCGCCCGGACTGAGCGATCGACCTGAGATCAGGATGGGTACAACCAAATTTCATCTCGGCTTCTGCAGGCGGATCGGGCGGATCAGGTGCAACAGCGGTTGAGATTCGGCAGGAGATGGACGCCAACAGCACCAAGCTTGCAGCGATCGTAACCCAGACAAACAAACTAACCTTTACCAATACGGGAAGGGTGGACGCAACAGCAATCACGATCGCCAACAACGCCATCACGGCTGCGTCGATCGCCACTGATGCGATTACCTCTAGCGGGCTGGCAGCGAGTGCGGTAATAGAGATTCAGAGCGGACTGGCGACTCAGAGCAGCGTGAGCGCAATTCCTACAAATCCCTTACTCGCTTCGGACACTAGACTGAATAACCTAAACGCGCCGATCGGGTCGATTCCAACCAACCCCTTGCTAACTTCAGATGTGAGACTGAACAACCTCAATGCTCCAGTAGGCTCTATTCCAACTAACCCACTACTGACCAATGATGCAAGGCTGGACAACCTAGATGCAGCGGTATCCAGTCGCCTTGCCAGCACAGGATATACGGCTCCTGACAATGCAGGAGTGAGCAGTCTAAATACAAAGCTCACCACGACCAGAGCAGGTAACTTGGACAATCTAGACGCTGCGATTTCTAGCCGCTCCACGGCCTCTGATATTCCGAATACCAACGCAATTGCTGACGCAGTTGATTTGATTTTGTTGGATAGTTTCGCAGAAATTCTTGCTGCAATTCCTGCCGCTCCCGACAATAGCGGAATCTCTACTTTGCTGAGTCGCCTCACCAGTCCAAGAGCGTCAAATCTGGACAATCTAAACGCGACTATTTCAAGTCGAGCGGTAGCGGCAGATCTAGCAGTCACCGTGAGCGGTGGATTCCTTGCGGACGATCGAACGAAGCTATTTTCTTTGGCTAATGCTCCCGACGCTACCGCTGTTGCCACTGCGGTAGATACTGCCCTGTCAGACAATTTTGCTGGGATTTTGGGGGCGCTTCCTCCACCTCCCGACAATGACGGAATCGCAGCCATCAAACTTAAGACAGACAACCTGCCGTCATCTCCTGCCTCTACCAGCGACGTGCAAGTGACAGTCTCAGGCGGATTCCTTGAGTCCGATCGAGATGCGCTACAAGCAATCCCCACGCTGACAGAAATCGAAGCGTCAACCACGCTTGCCAAGTCCAGTCAGATTCCACCCGCTCCTAACAATGACGGAATTGCTGCCATTAAAGCGAAAACTGATGTGATTGTAGTCACGTCAGGTAGGGTAGCAGCGTCGATCGACGACACTCTTCTAGCGAAGCAGGCAACCGTAGAAACAGTTTCCACTCACACAGCGAGAGTGAACGCGCTGATTGAGACAATGGGGGCGATCGGTTTACGGTCAAAGCACTCGAAGCTGCACCATCTGGTGAAGGTGGAGGTAGTGGGCTAACGGCTGAGGAGATTTGGACTCACGAACCCAGAACAATTACTGCCCGCCCGCCTGGTACTGCGTCTGATACTGACGTGGCAGCTATCAAAGCAAAAACTGATAATCTGCCTGCGTCTCCAGCTTCTACTGATGATGTACAGGTGCAAGGTGACGGTCGATGGTGGATTTACGACAGACGATCGAACGACCCTAGAAGCAATCCCTTCTGCTGACGAGAATGCCGATGCAGTTAGAGCGGAATTGGCAGTTGAGCTAGGGCGAATCAATGCCACCATCGGCAGCAGGGCAACGCCTACGGATGTGCAAGTAACAGTAAGCGGCGGATTCACCACAGGTGATCGCACAACCATCACCACGATCGCCACGCAGGTTGATCAGCTGCATGAACTCGAAGGAATCGACGATCCGACATCTGCCAAAGATCCGACTGCGGATGTCCCTGGATATCGCCGCACTGCCACGATTCGACAGACGCTAACGCAGAATCCAGACGGCAGCTACACGATCGCACCGGAGCCGCCACCATGAGGCTACTAACCAAAGGGACTGAGCAGTGGCAGCGCGATCGGACTGCTGACCAATGGTCTGCTACTCGGTGGGCTGAGCGTTCCAGTCGAGGAGTTTCAGTATCCAGCGGGGCTTGCCTACCTGCTGCCCTACCCGATCGCTGGCGATGTCGTGGTGTTGCCGTACTCGATCGCAGGTGAGGGTTATCTTCTGCCCTATCCGATCAGTGGTGAGGCTTTTCTGTTGCCAGATCTAATCTTGGGCGATGTGGTTCTATTGGACTATCCAGTTGGAGGTGAAGCGTGGTTAAACCGCTAAAGGGCGCAACGATTACACAGGGCGATACACCAGAGTTTGAATATCGACTCAATCCAGGCAGTAACCCGCATTTTAACAGCGTGGGCTATACGCCTCGATTCGTTGCTAAGTCCACACCAGGAGCGCCTGACAGTAGCGCTGCAATGGTTAAAACTGTTGGGGCTGGAATCACGATCGTCTCTGACTTGGTAGCGCGAATCAGCTTGTCTACCACCGACACTCGATCGCTCACTGTACCTGCGAATGGGCTGCGCTTGTACTACGAAATGCAGATCGCCAGTAGTACAAGGGTTTACACGA